ATCTTCTTCGGTGGGGCGCTCCATGGCAAGCTGAAACACAAGGTCTTCGGCGGACAGGCCGGACTCATTCACCAAACCTTCCACCAAGGAAACGAACCGGTCAATGTTCTCACACTTGGTCCGTGCCTTGCTGGCCTCCCGTGCATACTTCTGATTGATGTAGTCCTTGTACCGAAAGAGGTTAATGATTTCCTCGAAAGCGGCCATTGGAGAAGAGAGACGGCTCTTTACTTCTCCCATTGCCCGAGAGAATAGGTCCAGCTTGTCATTGCTGCCGCACGCCGCCAGTAGGTCACCGCCGTGGTCAGCTTCCGCCCGGAGCCGTATCTTCTCGATAGCCACGTCCCCGACTCCCCGTTTAGGGGTGCTGATTGCCCGGCTGAAAGCGGTGTAATCCTTGGGATTGACCGCCAGCCGGAAATAGGAGAGCAGGTCTTTGATTTCCTCGGTTTGAAGTAGACCCCTGCCGCCCCGGACGATATAGGGGATACGCAGGCGAACGAGCGCACCTTCTAGGTCCCGGACCTGTATGGCGCTACGCACGAGGATGGCATTATCCTTGTAGTCAATGTGCTTTCCCTTAACGCCATTGTCGTGTTGAATCTCCCGAGCGATGATATTGGCAATCTCTCCCGGCGTGCTGGAGCGGATAAGCCGGGCGGTGCCGGTCTCTACTTCTTTGTCGCCCTCCATTCCCCGGAACACTTGCATCTTGAGGGGAATAACCTCGGTCATCGTGGCGTTGATGCGGTTGGACAACCGGATGATGGCGGGAAGGCTCCGGTGATTACGGCTGATGCGGTAAAGGTCCGGCACGTGTCCACGCCAACCCTCACTAAACTCCTTGAGCAGTCGTGGCTCCGCCCCCTGAAATGCGTAGATGGACTGGGCAAGGTCGCCGACGCAATACAGGTTAGGGTTATCATCCCCGAGGAGCAGGTTGACGAACCGCCACTGGACAGGACTGGTGTCCTGAGACTCATCCTGTAGAACGTGGTGGAAGCGTTTCTGCACCGCCGTCCGCCATGTTTCCTCGGTCTCGCCCCGGCGCACAACCAAATGAATCATGTCGTCAAAATCCACCATCCGGCACTTTTTCTTCTCTTCCTCGAAGCTGTACCAAATCTTGGTTTCCCAGTCTTCTAGGGCAGAGCATCCGGCGTGGTGTTCGAGAGCCTCCTCATGTACTTCATCAGTGTAGTCGGCAGAGAATCCTATTCCCCGTGCCCGATGGTAGCCGAGCTTCTCAAGAAACCGATAGGGGTTGTGTTCCTCCCCCGGTTCAGGCTTACTCCGTTCGATGAGCTTCTTCACCATTTGAGACTGGTCGTAATCATCCATTGGTGTAACCCTGCCCTCGAACCCAAATCCCTCGGGGTCTTTACGAATGGCGTTCAAGGCGAGACTATGGATGGTGCTGATGTGCGGTCTCTCGGTGGTAAGGTTATCGTCAGAGCCACAAACACGTCTCTCCAGTTCGGATGCCGCCTTCGAGGTAAAGGTTATGGCCGCAATCCGAAAAGGAGGCACCCCTTGAGTCATCAACCATCGCACTCTCTCTGTCAAGGTAGCGGTCTTACCAGAACCGGCACCAGCTATCAAACAAGCGGGACGCCCTATTGGATGAGCCACGGCTCTGATTTGCTCGTCAGTAAGTTGCACGGAACCTCACTTTGTTCGTAAACGTGACCTAAATGACTACCGAAATTATACTTAGGAGGAGCCTATGAGTAAAATGTGCGGCGTCTATTCAATCACTAATACTGAAAATGGAAAAAAGTACATCGGGTCAAGCGTCAACATCTACCATCGGTGGAGACTGCACCGCTGGAGGCTTGATAGGGGGGAACACCATTCCCCTCACCTTCAAAGTAGTTGGAAAAAACGAGGACCGAAAGCATTCAAGTTTGAGGTCCTGCTTGAATGCGACCGAGATTCACTTATAAAATACGAACAGGAATTCATAGACCGTTTTAATACCACCCAAAACGGGTACAACATCTGTCCTGTAGCGGGCAATTGTCTTGGGTTATCCCCATCTCCTGAGACCCGTGCCAAATTAGCAAAAGCTTGGAAAGGAAGGAAACATACCAAGGCCAGCAGGCGGTTGATGTCCTTGGCTACAAGAGGTGTGCCCAAATCTTATGCTCACAAGGCGGCGTTACGGGGACCCCGTGGTAAGCTGGAAAATATCCGTTTATCTAAACTGGGGGATAAGAATCCCAATTTTGGCAAGCCCCGTTCAGAGGAGACAAAACGAAAGATAGCTGAGGCACAAAGAGGTATTCCACGGAAGGGAAATTGTCTTCGATGGAACATCAACCGTGGGAAGTCCTGCACCTGTGGAAAGCATCTTTAGCTAGACATATTACGTTCACCAAAAAATATACCCTTGGGGTTACCGGTTTCTAATCTTGTCATTTCCTCTACGATTTTACTACTTACACTTTCAGATAATTGATTTGTAGATAAAGCATCCCGAAGAGCAAACCACGCTTGTCCTACCGGGGTTTTATCCCACAACCATTGACGATACGCTTCTACAGTTTTATGCCCTTTTCTACAGTTACAGGTTTTACAACAGGCTACCAAATTAGATAGTTGGTTTCCTCCTTCGGGGTTTTGATGGTCTCTAGTATAGTTATGACTCAAACTATTTGGGTCACAGATTAAGACTACGCCACAATACCAGCAACGTTCTTTACTCAATTGTAACGTTTCCAAGGACGAGGGGAACCTCATATTAAATCTTCTTGGAATATCCCTCTGTTTCCGATACTCATCGCAATAAGCGTCGTAGTTGGACATGTGCCCTCCTGCTACTTTACGTTACCTCTTGGTCCACGCCACTCAACATCCGTGTAGGTGGTTGCCTTGGCTTTTTCAACTGCCCGGTCAAGATTCCTTCGTTCTCGTTCTTTATCTTGTACCCGCCAGCGCCAACGAACCAAGTGTTTGATGACGACGATAATGAAACAACCCCCTGCGATATAAAAACACAGGGTCGTGATGGAGTTCAGGTCAATCATGCATCTCCTAATGCCACTTGGAATGCCAACGACGTTTGATGGGTGGCTTCTGCCCAAGGTGCTTGCAGCGTTCCACACTTTCAAGAAACAGCCGCCACAGTTCCTTTTTCCGGCGCTTCGACAGCAGGTACTTTGCCATTCCCATTCTCCCAAGAGTTATAATACCCACGCATGGGGTGAGGTTGCTCCAACGTCCGGCATATCCAGTCCCAAGTCCTATCCTGTTGTTCCTCAATCCATACCCTCAAGTCGTTGGGAAGCTTGCCTCCCTTACCGTAGAGCCTTGCATACTCCTTGATGCCCCCGGACAGTCTTGACAGAAACAGGAACATCCACCATGGTATGATAACAAATGCCATCTTGTCGGCCAGTGCCAAAGCAGATATGGGGTGGTCTTCTCTCTTAGCATAGTAGCGGGAGTGATAGAGGCAGAATTCATACCAGAGGGGTGGTGGAACGAAACAATAGTCAGACCTTGCCTTCTTGTCGAAAAGCCAGTGGATTACCTGAGCCCCGAGTTCCGGGTGAGTCCTGCCCATCTCCCCATCAATGTCGTCCTTGCCCCAGTAGCCGATATCATGCAGGAAGAAGCAAGCCCACAGGCGTAGGTCCTTGGGAAACCCGAAGAGCTTCCACCACGCCCGAGCCACAAACAGGGAGTGAAGAATAACCTGGTGCTCTCCGAACAACAGGTTTTTAGTGCCTTTTCTCATAGGCTTTCCCACACCGGAACGATATACCCGTCGTTAATTTCCCGTGCTCGGGATAAATCAAGAGGGGCAGTCGGGTTGGGGTTCTCCGGGTCGTAATGCCGGGGAGCGAATCCTCCGTTGCGGTCAAAGGACTGTAAAGCCGCAACAAGCAAAGTGGCCGCTTTGAGGACACCCTTACGTTGCTCTCCCGGTGTGGCCTTTATAGCCGCCGCCCCGCCAAGGTAGATATTGGTAAAGGTAACCCAGTCATTCAGGGTGTTCTTGTTATCGAAGACGGTACCCCATGTATTTTCTTCGTACACCCGTTCCTTAATCATGTCGGTGAGAATTCCGGCGAGAGCGGCGGTGGTCCCGCTGCTGGCATCAATATGAACTGTCAACTCCATAGACTCCTCCTACTGGATAATACTACTTCGCAGGAGAATCGAAGGCATCCGGGGCGAGAAATATCCGTTTGCCTATGGCAGTGAAGTAGGAATCGGGGTGGAGCTTTCGGTCCCGAAAGGTCTGCCAAGCATAGCCGGTGTGACCGTTGATGGTCACTCCGCCATAGTAGGCGGTGGTCCACTGGATACCGGCATCGGGGAATTTCATCATGACGTAGTATATGCCGCTGTTACGAGCCGGTTCCTTGGTAGCACCGCTGGTCTCGAAGAACGCTTCGGCCTCGGTGTCCTTGCACCACTGCCAATACCGCTTGAACGGGTTCATGATTTTCCCTCTTTCCTGAACGTGAAGGTTGGCTCATAAGTCTCATTGTAGCCGGGTTTGTCGTACTCCACTTGCCAGCCCACCGCCCGGTAGATTTCCTCTACATCCAGCCAGTGGTTATCGTAGATGTTCCTGTCATAGATGCAGGCCCCGGCTTCCTCTGCTTTCTTGAGAATGAGGGGAACAACACTCCGCTGACCAACCACGGAATAAGTTCCGTTCCAGTTTTTGGCGATGAGTTCATTGAACGCCGCAATGACGTAATCAGGAGTGATTTCCTGTTTCTTTCCAACAACTTCATGTGGTTTAATGGGCGATAGCATTATTCCTCCAGTATCCTCGGAAATCCCATAATCCTCGGCGCTGCACTTCCCGCATGGCTTTACGGGTAGCCTCTGCTTCGGAGCGTCCCTTTCTCGTAACACGAACGCCGCTATATCCCCCGGAGTTACGGAGGTCCGGGTGGGGCATGATGGTGATTTCCGCATCCCAACGCCACGCCCAGTTTCCCCATGGACCCCAATGCCGTATTTCAAGTGCAAGGGTCCGCTCGCCATCCCGAAGGTGGACCGTATGGACAGGAGTCCACGCAAACTTTTGTACTACTTTCGCCTTATTTCCCATGCTTTCACCATCGGCACAATCACGTCATCGCCGCAGGTCGGACACCCTATGGTTGCGTAATCCGGCTCCCGCTGACCGTCCCCCTCATGAATCTTAACGTCGGAGGGCAGGTAACTCAAGAGCGACGTGCATTCCTTACACTCGACTTCCTTTGGTTCCGACTTAGGCGGAGCCTTAAGCACCCTGATTGCCATTTCTTTGCTCCTTTATTGCGGCCTCGTATTGCTTACGGAGGGCGGTGTCGGCCTTCTGCCGGGCCTCCTCCGCCAGAGTTTCCTCGTAGAGCGCCTTCGCCTTAGCGATGTGCTCCTCGGTCTGTGGCACCCCGGCAGCGTTGACGCTGAGGAACAGCCACAGGATATCCGCCTTGCTGACCTTGGTGGAATCCAGCATCACGTACTGCACATTGGTATCCTCGAACGCATGAACGTCAGCGTTGGAAAGCTGGTAGAAGGTCTTGCCCTTGTAGGGAAAGCGCCCCTCGATATATTCCCGGATGGCAGCGATACGCTGCTTGCCGTCCACGATTTCCAGCCGGTATTCGGGATAGGGATACTCCACAAAGACGAACTTGCCGATGTCAGTCCGATTGAAGATGGAGTCGATGAGCCGCTGCTTATCTTCAAGGTTCCACACGTATCCCCGCTGGTACTCCGGGTTGTCGATGTATCCCCGGCGATAGCCGGTCAATATCATGCCATCCATGCCGGTGGTGACGTATTGGGCGTGGATGCGGGGGCGGGCAAAGTTGGTGTTCTCTTGCAGGCACTTGGGAGCAATCTGGTTCCACCAGACGATACGGGGTTTCCGACCGCAGTCAACCTCATTCCCATAGACGTGTTGAACGTCATGGTAGGAGATATGGTAGCTCATTCCGTTGTCAAAAATTTCTTCTATCCGGGCGTCCTTTAGACCACCGAGAATGACTTCCTCTCCCACCTTGTAGAGATAGGTGGGGTTCGGCGGCACAACCCAATCCTCTCCCTGAGAGTGCCAGTTGCGCTTTTCCCACTCCAGCCACTCGGCGTAAGTCTCGGGCTGTTTCTCTTTGGGCTGTCTCTTAGCCACGTTATTCCTTTCATCAAAACCCCCCAATTTTCGGGGTTTGTGCGAACAGAATATCAACTACAAAACCCTTTAACTATAGGGGGTTTTGCATGAGCCGAAAACACTATCTTGAACACCGTCAAGAATATATCGACAGGGCGCTCGCTTGGAAAAAAGCCAACCCGGACAAAATCAGAAAAAGCAAGCGTAAAGCTAGGGGCATGATAGACCCCCCCGGTGAACGAAGAACCGGACCCTGTGAAATCTGCGGTAAAGTGAAGAAACTATACGTTGACCACAGTCACCTTACCGGAAAATTTCGTGGCTGGTTATGCCACAGATGCAATCAAGCTCTCGGGTGGTGGGAGGCCATCGTCACCGAGGGTCTTGACAAAAAATTCCAAGCCTACCTCATCCGGCCTTGTAGACCAGATGGATGCTGACCTCAATGGTCGCTCCCCGGTACTGGACAAAGAGAGAAGTGGGGTCGGGGTTCCGGCGCTGCAACTCGGCGCAATCATCCGTATACTGCACCATCCCAATGTTGCTGTGATGGAGGATGTCTCCCACTTTAAGCTCTTCAACCTTAACGGGTTGTCTCATTTTGCCCTCGAAACGAAAGTTAGCCGGTCAGCGGCAATCCACAGGACTTCGTCCGTGGTCAGGTCCCCATACCAGAAAATCCTTAAACCGTCGCCGTCCGCATTCCAGCCCTTGACCAAACCAATGGTGCCATCAGGACGGGAAACTTTGTCACCCCTGCTGAGCAACTTCATTAGTTCAATGGTCATAGTTCTCTCCCACTATCAGTATACCACGGAGAAATGAATTTTGAGGGATTTTTTACTTCTTGATACGGCGGAGGATGCCCCACACAGCGAGGGCGATAAAACCTCCGGGGATGATGCAGGCGGCACATACGATGAGGGTTTTTTTCATAAACGTAGAAGAGGGTCGGAGTCGGGGGTTTCAGTCGTTGACCGGCTGCGCCCCCGATGCTCCGCCCTCTTCACTTCGCCGGAAACCGCCAAACCTGCTTTGGTGAAGCCCTTTCGGGCCTCTGCATGTTAGAAGGAAGGGTCAGCATACCCGGCTAATTCAAAGAGCATAACCACAATCAGGACTGGAACAGTACTCACCTTCTATGCAGTACCGTAAAGGTGAACCACACCTTGGGCACTTATCGCTTGTACTCGGCGGCGGCAACGGGATAATTTCCGGTGCATCCAATGCCGCCAAGAGTTCCTGTGCAGCCGCCCATTTGCTGAGCGGTGAAGGCCCATTACAGGCAACGTAGGTGGTTGTCAGGGTCTCACCCCGCAGGAGCCGCTCGTTTAATTCCACTGTCTTCCGAGCCGCTTCCTGCTCTTCTTCGAGCCACTTCTCAGCCAATTTGCGAAGCTGTTCCTTGGTAATCACAAGTCTCCGTTCAAGCAGACGCCCTTTGAACCTTTGCCTTTTTCGGGGCGTCTGCCATGAACTCAGAAGCCAGCTTTTCGGTCTCGTACTGGGTTCCGACTTTGGTGCTGAACACCGTGTCGGCGTCCTTCGGCTTGTCTACAAGCTCGCCCCGAGCCTTGGCGTGCAGGTAGAGCAGGTCGTACACGGTTGCCTTGTTGACCTTCGAGAGCGCCTTGCCGATGAGCGCAATCGTGTCTTCGTTGTTACGGACATTGATGCTGGCATAGCGGTTGACCGTGATTGCCATGTCACACCAGATGACCTTCCGCTCCTCAAGGTCAAGGATGAGCGGGATACCTGCCTTCGCTTCCATGGTCAGGTCGGCCTTGTCTTCCACGGTGCGAGGGTCATACACTTCCCCGGACTGAGCTTCCTCCCGGAGCATCCAACCGGCGCAACACTCGGGAACAGTGGAGAAAAACTGTCCTGTGAAGCTGTTGACGTTCATGACGATGTACCGGTAGCCGTTCGCCAACGCCCGCTTGATGTCAACGTCAATAAACTCGCTGGCACCATTCGGAGCCGAGGTGATGTCTCCCGAGTGACGGGCAAAGTTCTCCCGGAGGTTGTAGTAAGTGATGGCTCCGAGATTGCGCCAGTCAGACGAATAACCCACGGCGGACAGGTCGATGTCTACCCGGTTGCTCCAACCGTCCTTGTCGCCGGTCATATCGTGCCAGTGGATGAAGAACCGCACGGTGTTCTTGTCGTCAAAGCCGAACGGAATGTGGCTTCCCCGGACAAGGGTCCGCATGGTCTTCGAGGCGGACCGCTGGCTGAACGGCAACAGGTAGTTCTTGAGGTCCGGGTCCAGATACACTTTGCCCAGCGACGGAAGCTCACTGAACCGCTTGCGGAGAACACGACGGATACCACGAGACACCCAACCGGACAGATACTCCGTGCGTCCGTCACCGGCCTTGCCGAATCCCGGCAGAGCGTCGATAGTCATGGCCTTTGCCACGTTGCCCTTGGGGAACACGGTACGCCGTCCGCCCTCGTCACGGTGGTCAAAGTGCGCCATCAACTGCAACAGCAAGGGAGTGCTGGCCTTCGGAGCCACAGCCAAGAACTCCAAGAGAGCGTTCTTCTTGGATTCAAGGGTGCGGGCGGTGCGCATCAGGTGGTCCAGACGCCGGGCGAACTCTCCCGGACGGTCCCGGAGCAGGTCCGCTGCCTCTACGACATGTCCGCCACGCACAGCCTCTTCCACCTTGGAGCGGAAGGTTTGCTCGGTCTGCCCGTTACGGACGGCTTGAATGGCGGAGAACGCCTTGGCGTACTTGTCCCAGTAGTCGCCGGGGTGGAGACGCTCGGAGAGCTTAATCCACCGGCCTTCCCACCGCATGAGGTCTTCCTCAAGGTTGCCGCAATTGTTCAGAAGGGCAAGCAGCTTACGCCGCTCGGCACGCTTGAACTTGCGGAACTTGGTCGGCTCGGCGAGAGATACGTCGCCCCCGGATACCGCTACGGCGAGACGTAGTACGTCAGTGGCGGTCTTGAACCACGGCGACAGGTCCACGTCGGTGTCGAAGTACAGCGAAGCCAAGAAAGCGAGGTTCTCCTTGTTCGGAATTTCCACGGGCGGAGCGCAGGCGTCCGCCATGACCGGAACGAGAGCCTTAAGGTCGGCCTTGTCAGTTTCAGACAAAGAGGTGTTGGCGGTAGCCAACTGCCGGGCGAGGGTGAACAAATCCTCGTCGCCGCCGAGATTAAGCACACGTAGCTGCACACGCTCGTTGAGCGGGTCCCGCTTGTCCTTGTGGTAGCGGGGAAGCCAGATGTAGTCCTGCTCCCCGGTCACATCAGCGGCCCAAACGGTGAAGTAGTGGAAAATGGCGTTCAGGTAAAGCTCCGCCGCATCCATGTCGATGACCTGCTGAGGGAAATTCGGGTACATCGGGTTGTAACGGTACACACCCCGAATCTTCTTGACGATTTCGAGGACGCCGTGGAACACTTCGAGGGCGTTACGCTCCGTGGTGTTGGAGAGCGCCGTGATGACCTTGGGGGCGAAGGTGTAGCCGATGTCCTGTAAGTTGCGGTTCATCGTGGCGACGAACGCACGCCCGGCCCGGTTCTTCGTGCTGGCGGGCGGGCAAATGACCAGATGCCGACGACGGATTAGGATATCGTTCTTCTGTACGGTGTTCATGACTACCTCCTACCACAAAGAATGACTGCCTGTTTCGCATGGAGTATTCCACGCCGAAGCGCTACTCCACAACAAACCTTCTTGACGCTTAAGGGTCTTTATCCGCCCCATTCCCACTTCTTTTTCAAGCTGCCACTGAACTTCTCGATAACTGGAGCGAAGCCGCTCAACTTCTCCAAGGCCGGGAGCCTCTAACGCCGCCCATTGACCCAAACCGCTTAATGTATTCGTTTCCCGGATGCGGCGAATGTACATGCGCTTCGCCCGAATATAGCTTTTCAGGCGACTCAAAAACTCTGACTCCAAAGGCAGAAGACTCGCCAAGAGGGAATTAACTAACCTCTCCATTCCCTCTGGCGAGTCCGCCCTGAGTGCGACCTCTTGCTGAATTGAATCAAGCAAGCTCATAGAGTTTCTTGAAGTCGCTCTCCGTGAACGCCTTCTCCAAAGCCTTCTGGAGGGACTCGATTTCCTCACGGAGTTTGTTCATGGTGTCCACCTGCTGCTTCGTGAACACGGGGTCTGTGGTGGGCGCACCCGCTGAGTTATACGTCACGGTGCCCTGTTTTTCCGCCTTCTTGAGTTCCTTGTACTTGTCTTCGACCTTGCCGAGGACACTCAGGACGGCGACCTTGCGCTTCTCGATTTCTTCGTCCACCAGCTTATTCACGACAAGGTTGCGAACCTGCGTGCCGGAACCGGCAAGCCTTTCCACAACATCCTTGCGCAGAATGACGCTGGGTGCTGGATTACCTTCTGACATGTGCCTCCCCAATCGTGCTTTAGTTTGTCTTGCAGGAACGGAGCCGGAAATCAGAAGAGCTAGTTTTTCACCATTGAAAGTTAGAAGGAAGCGCTCCCATACCCGGCTACCACTTGTATGATACTGAAAATTCCTAAAACTTAGAGGTGCTTGCGCCTGTCTTTTTTAACTGCCGCATTGCGCTTGCGCCTGTCTTTCTTAACCTCAACGTGGGGGGTTGTAATCACAATTGAGTGCTGCCCACGTATCGGGTCAAACCAGAAAACATCCTTGATGAGGTGCCCTTCGAGACCAGACTTGAACTTGCGCACGGCGTCCTTCTTGTCCTTAGCCTCAATGATGGTGTAGATGTCGAAGAGCCGCTTGCTGTCCTTAAAGCGTATCCCCCGGAGTTGAGCCAGATACAATCCCCGCTTTTTCAAGCCGTGGGTCTTACTGACATACTTCGTGATTACCTTCTCCATAACACCTCAAAACATCCCGAGGAAAGCGAAGGAGCTAGGGTTTGATTAGGCGTCAAATTTTAGAAGGAAGCGCCTTCATACCCTCGGCGATGCAAAGAATAATACTGAGCTTTAGTGCTTTTCATCGGGATATAGCCTAAGTTTCTTACCGGCCAATACCTCGATTCGTTCTCGATACAAAATCTTGCCGTAGTCGTCTTCAATCTGAATGGTGTGCGACCCGGCCTTGAGCCAGAACTTCCGCAGTGTACCGGTCATTCCGGCGAATCCCCCATCCACGATAACCCGGTTACCTACCTTGGTGGTCTTTATCTCCACCCTGCCAGCGGCGGCGACCACGATGTAGTTGTTCCCCCACGGGGGAACGCAATTGATGCCGAAGCACTGCGCCGGGTAAGCCACGGGTCCATAGTAGAAAACGTAGTGCGGGTGACCCCACCAAGCCGAAGCCGGGGCACTGACCGCAAGTACCAGTACTAACGCTGCAATAAACTTTGAGAGCTTGTTCATGTGAACCTCCACACCATTAGATACTCACGATGGGAGATTTCTTGGCTCCGGGGAGAGGACTCTAACCCCTATCTGATGGGTCAAAACCACCTATCCTAACATTAGACGACCCCGGAATAACTTGGTTCCAGAGGGAGGAATCGAACCTCTCATTCTGCGGTTCAAAGCCGCATGTCCGACCGTTAGACGACTCTGGAATGATATTCATCAAACGCATCAAAAACTGTGCGTTTGGAAACTGGAGCTACCGAAGGGACTCGAACCCCCGTTGTGATATGCCTGCTTACAAGGCAGGTGCAGTCGCCGCTGTGCCACGGTAGCAAACTGGAGCCGCAAGTGGGAATCGAACCCACGTCCTCATCCTTACCAAGGATGCCGTCTACCACTGGCCTACTGCGGCTTAAAATGGAGCTACCGGGGAGGCTCGAACTCCCGACCCCCTGCTTACCAAGCAGGTGCGCTACCAACTGCGCCACGGCAGCTTAAGGTTCAATATAATGGACGTTATCCGAGATAAGGTCCATTATACGATACCTAAAACTTGGAGCTACTGACAGGCGTCGAACCTGCAACCTCCGGTGTACGAGACCGGCGCTCCGCCAATTGAGCTACAGTAGCATAAGGACCATCACGAGGACGGTCCCAACTCTTTCCACACTTGGTGGATGAGCTAACTGATGAATGCCCGGCAAGGAACAAGGTAACAGGTTTCTCGGGTCTCCCCGGTTCCCGGAATCCATGACCTGCCTTTGCACGAATCATGAACCCACTCGGGACCTGCTGCATTGAGCCGGAAAACTCCCGGTCAACAGGCATTCAAATGGTAGCCCCGCTCGGACTCGAACCGGGGTCTTCCGCTAATCGGGCGGAGGTCCTAGCCGCTGGACGACGGTGCCATGACTTATACGGCTGACCGCATAAACCCTATCTATGCGGTACACCGTATCAAAATGGTAGGCGGAGAGGGAGTCAAACCCTCGACCTATCGGTTATCAGCCGATTGCTCGTATCGCTGAGCTACCCGCCTAAGATTCGCTCTATCTCCGCTTCGGCGGCGGCACGGAACAACGCAAAGTGCTGCACAAATCCAAGCGGTGGGTCACAGAAGCCGGGGAAGATTTCCACTCCCTCGGGGACCCTATCGTAATCCCGCTCATGCGGAACCTTTCCCATATCCCGGACGATGTGAACAATAGCCGCTTTCGCTCCATCCGGGCCGAACAACTTCTGCGCCTCTCTCACACCATGCAGGTTGTGGCGCATCCTGCGGTGCCGGGGACCGAACTTCCAAAACAACCCATCGACCCACCGGTTGACATCCTCATACTTCTTGCCGAGGATGATTTGACAGTCCGTGCAATGCTGTTCAAACTTCGCCATCAAAAAACCCCCATAAAACACGAAAGCCGCCTTTTGGGCGGCTGCTGAGTCTCGGCTTGGTCTTTGTTATGCCAAGCAGGCTCCGCCGCCTGAACTAATCGTAGTTTGCGTTTGTGTGTGCGGCATGGTGATAGTCAACATTGCGCTTCTCTTTGAATGTCCGGGGCGGTCGCCTAGCGTCCACCCCGGATGGGTATATCTGCTGTAATTCGCCGGGACCTTGTCCGAGTCCGCTTCGGGGTCTAACCTAACGGGAGGCCCTTTTAAGACCAGCCATTTTTCGGGGACAAGCAGGTTCCCGGTTAGGAGTAGAGCCGTAGCTCCCTCCTTCTATATAATACCACCGGTAGTCGGTTTTTTGCAGTTATTTCTTTTCCCAAGCATCGCAAAAAGCCGACAAAGCCTTTTCCAAGGTCCCCTCAACCGGCACGGAAGCGGGTGGTTTCGGGTAAAAAATTCCCTTGGCATGGTTGCATCCCATGATAAATCCCCGCACCAAAATGCTGTTAACCACCATATAATCCATGGGGCTAGGGTGACGGAAGTATTCTTCCGCAAGTTTCTCAGACTCTTCCTTCAACTTTTTCGTCAGGTCGTCCATAGTACCCCCCACTTACAGTATACCACGCATGGACGATTTAGCGGAGATTATCCTCGCTTCACATATTCCTTACACTCCGGGTGCTGGGTGCATTCGCCGTAATAGGGATAGCCGTTATCATCGAACTTCTTCCGGTGCTCCCCTTGGTCACAGTCGCAGTTGCCACATTTGTAGCTGTCATCCACCTCGCCAATGATGCGTTTGGCCGGTTCGTCATAGGGAAGAACATCCACTCCCTGACAGATAAACTTGCCCACGGGGGTGCTGAATACATCGCCCTCCCGAAGGTTGTCGTTGGTCTGAAATGTGGCGTAAAGCTCTCGATAAAGCTGCTCCGCCAGTTCCAGCCCCTTGACTTCGTTGTGGACGTTCAGCCACGTGTTGGGGGTGGGGACCACGGGAGCATCCTTCATTCCCTCGGAAAGCTCCTCGCCGGGCAGGCCCATGACGTACCAGAATCCCTCTTTGTCTTTCTTTACCGGATACTCCCTCGGGGCGGACCCAGCAGCGGCCTGTTTCTGGTTCAGCAATTTCAACTTTGCCTCAGCCAATGAGAGCTTGAATGCTAAATCTTTTGATTCCTGAATGTCTTTTGTCTTAGCCAAAAGTGCCTTGTACCGGGATACCTCTTCCATGAGCCGCTGTTTATCCGATTGCGGGTCACCAAACCCCAATCCAGTAGCTTCCTTCGGTTCAGAGGTTGACATGTAATCCGGGCGACGAGCCAAGGCGGCGGGTTTCTTCAAAAAGGACGACTTAAAGTTAAAGGTGGGCATATTCTCCTCACTAAGGGTTTGGGTATCCATTGTAGTGAAGGTCCTTAGCATCCCACTCCCACAAACACAGCGCTCCCTTGGCTTCCACCGGCTCAATCATTCGAGGATGCGCCAGCCGGAAGCAATACCTACCCGTAGACCAGTCCCCGAGGCTGTACTGCACGTAATCCAGCGCCGGGGCGACCTCCTCCACCGGCTGGCAAGTTTCCACATCCACGGTGCCGATGATGCAGCCGAGGCGGAGCATATCCGGGTCCACGTCGTGCATGGCAAAGCGAGTCAAGAATGGCTCTATGAAACACCCATCGGAGTCAAGAAAATCCTTGAAGTGATGCGCCGAGGCATGGATGCCCACGGTTTGCCCCACAATCTTGCGGTTGGGTCGGCTGCGGGTTTCCCACTTCTTCTCTCCGAGAACCACCATACTTGCCCATGGCTCCCGGAGTGTCCAGACTTTCATGTTATCCTCCACTTCCAACAGGAAAAGCCGCCGCATCCTGTCCGGGCATTTCATCGGCAGGCATCCCCCGCAGTTCATCCTCAATCTCCGACTCAAAGGGAGCGACGGGAATATCCGGGAAGGTAACGTCGGGCGTCGGGTCCTTGTACCCGTACATGTCACTTTCTGACCGCATCCCATGACCGTTGGGATAACGCACGTGGTAAGGCGGTATCCGGCTCTCGGGCGGAGTCTCCACAGGCTTTTTCAAATCCCGTGCCTGCCGGTCAAGGGACAGGAGAAGGTTGTTCACGGACTTGCTATCCGTAGCCTTAACGTCCCCCCGGTTCACGATGAGGACCGGCTTTTTGTATACGAACGCCATGCCGATGTCAAACACGCTTCCTTGACTCTCGTAATCATACCAAATATGGACTTCATCGGAATGCTCCATGGCGAAGCGGTTGTCCTCACAAATCTTGAGGGTATCTTGGGTTTGCAGTGTGTCACGGGCAGGCCAGTGTACGGTGTTGCCCTCCACCTTCTCTTGGAAGGCAACGTACTTTGCTATCATCTCCGTCTGCTCGGGGCTTGCGTACCGCACGGGGCAAATCAGGAAAATTCTCATGGTTTCTCCTTCTCCAAAGTTCTTTCCACGTACAAACACCAACCACAGAACACGAGGGCGAGGCCACAGAAATCCCACCATGCCGGACCCATTTCGGTGATGCCGTTAATCCAAGTGGATACGTCGATGTACCAAAAACTAAGCACCGTTGCCGTCATCACCACGGTCCGCTCGAAGCGAAATAGCGGGGAATCCTTCATGCATCTCCTTTTGCTCCTTGGTCCAGTGCTCGCAGAAATCAGCAAGGTCCCGGAGACAACTGGCGGCATAAGTGGTGCCCGTCTCGGGATTAAAGTTGTACTGCCGCCATGAGGCGTAGTACTCCACGGTGCCGAGATAGTTCTCGTTATGAGAAGAGAAGACGCCGAAAATTCCCGTCTTCCCGCTGGGACTGGGTCCGAGATAAGAGAATTTCAGGTGCTTGCCGGTAGCGGTCCAATTGGGTGAAAATTCGAGTGCCATATTCCCCCTAAAATGTCAAAGAGGCGATAAGAATGGAGGACCCTAACCAGTAAGTGCCCTTGCGGTAATCCTTGGCACAAAAATAGGCGATGCTCGCCGCAATCGACATGACGAACATAGCCCCGGAAAGAGTCTTCCCCCAATTTATCACCATGAGGAACAATACTCGATTTATTTAACTTTTATGCTATAATCTGGGGTCTGGTTCTCCACCGGACAGAAATCTTGGAAGATGGGGATGTGCAGGCGGAAGTTCCCCTTGAAGGTCAACCACCAACCCTTGAGGGGGTCATAGCCGCTGGCAAGCAGAATCATAGGACCGGCAGACTCGGGCGGCTCGGCCTCGGGGACGGCGATGACGTAGGTGCGGGCGAGGTAATAGGACGGGTTGTAAGGAACATTGACGAACTGTCCCCATCCCCGGCGCTTGCCTACGAACTGATTGAGGAACAGGTTAAACTGGGCGATGACCGAAAGGGAGCCAATGTCCACGGTTCCCACCCCCCATGGGGAGCCAGTCGCCATGAGAATCTGTTGTCCCCAAAAAGTGGTGGTCTGAACATTCATCTGGACACGTTGCGTAGAGAGAACGACACGATAGCCGGTGTCAACTACGCCATCCGACAACTCCTGCCATTCTCCCAACTGCACCGCTAAGATGTTCCCCATGAATCTCCTAGAATTGGAATATCCAACTGAAAATGATGTCGATGCCGGGCGGCAGAAGCAGTGGCGGCAAAGTCTTGTAATTCAAAAGAATGACCGTTTGCTGACTGGCCTGCACCGTGGCATAGGAAGACGGGTTGCCGTTGAAGTATGGAGCAGTCAACATGGTATAGCTGCCCATGTTGGCGATACCGCCGCCAATGAGGCCCATTTCCCGGATGCCTTGATTGATGTTGTTGGTCGTGCTGTTCACCGTGGTCTGAAACTCCACGTTGGTGGTCAACACCGCCTGCGGGTTCCAGTTACCGCTGCTGTCCTGAGTGACGAAGTTCACCCGGCTCAACTGCACACGGGCGAGCGGTTGAATGAGTTCTACCTGAGTGGCCGTTTCCACGGGTTGAGTAGTTGGTGCCCACGTGGGGCTGCCAGCGCCCAGAGCCAACCCCCAGACGCCCCACGCCGGTTCTGTAGCAGCGATGCTGACCGGTTGAGTCTGTGGTGGGGAGAGGTTCAAGGGGGAGGCACACGCCATGAACTGGGCAAAGAGCCAACTGGATATGGACGTGATGATATTGCGCTCGGAGTAAAGGACCTCTCCGGTGTCCGGGCGGTAGACGGTGATGTTCCCCTTCTTTATCGGAGGAGGAACTTTCTCCCCCCACTTTCCCCGTGCAGCGGCATTAAGCTGTGCCGCCTGCTCCCGGAGCTTTACCAGTGCTGGACTCTCTAACCTTGCTTGGTTTTCCATCGCCTTTTCCCTTCTTGGGGGCTGCCTTCGCACAAATCTGCTCGATAAGCTTCCCCGAATTCTTGAACAGGGCTATTACCCCACTGTGAAACTCATGGGGACTTTTTGCCATGTACTCCCGGACCTGCGGGAGTGTAAACCACTCTAATCCTTCGGTCTCCCATACGGCATCACTTTGAGGCTGGAAGTCGAATTCCTGTGCCGTCTCACCGATGAAGTTAAAGTAACGAAATGTCCCACTTTGGAACACGTAGGCGGGATGGAGGGTCATGCCTCCGCTGTACCCCGTCTCCTCCCAGAGTTCCTCTTTGGCGCTCTCACCGGGCTGCATACCCCTCTGGATGGCTCCGCCGATAGTTCCCCAGCAGGAACCCTGTTGGACCTCGGGAGACCGCCATGCAAAGCAAATACGACCCGTTGTAGTGCAGACCGGGAGAATCCCCGAGGCTCCGCCGCCCTCACCGGCCCAGAAACCCTGCTCGTCGTAATAGTCGGCGGTCTTAGGCTCCCCTATGGGACGGTAGGGAATCTGCTCGTTAGTGCTGAAATACCTCACACCACCTCCACTGGGGAACACCGTGCCCGCTGGCACCAAGACTTTCAGCACTACCGCCCGGTTCTTCTGCGGGGAAGCCGACAAAGCCCACTGCCATGCTTCCTTTTCCGTCGTGGCAAAGTACGTGCCGATGGGAAATACCCCGGAATTCCGTATCTTGATTGCGCTCCGGGTGCCATGGTAAAGAACAAGGCTTTCCCCCTTAGTTTCAATACCCTCCTTCGCCGCAAGTTCGAGGTTTGTCTTGGCGACTAAAGGCCGGTTGGCTTCTACGGCAGCGGTGTTATCCCCATACTCCGGGTGAACCGCCGCTCCCTTAAACCACGAGGTGTGGGCCTCGTGCTGGCAATCGTCACAATGCGTCACATCGCCTCGCACGTGCGGGACCGTATGAACATTGGAGGAGCCACACTCAGGACAGCGCCGGGCGTCAGGGCCGTAGTCCGCCTTCACCGCTTTAGCTAACGGAGTGGAGGTTCCGTCCGGCTCGGTGACCATGAGATTCAGCTTCTTTCCCGGACTGCCAAGCTCCGGGTGTTGAGCATAATACTCATCCTGTTTGCCCGTCCCCCAAGCCTGCATCTCATCAATGCGGAGGAAACGTGCTTCCTTGGCGAGAGAACCCTTGCTCAAGAGGGCAATCTCCTCCCGAAGCCGCTGCTTGCGCTCCTCTGGGTCTTTCCAAAGCTTCCACCCCCGCTCGTCGGCTCCGCCCGGCCCGCCGCCTTTGGTGCCGGTGAGAAGTGCCGTGGCAAGCTCTGCCGCTTTGTGGCGAAGAGTATCGGGGACCAGCGTGCCATGCTCTATGAGAAACACTACCACGCCCACGTAGTTCTGCATCATGTCCGGCTGGCTGAGGTCCAGTGCCTCAATCTCTTTGTACAGGGACGGCAACTGCTCCTCGGGGATGGGTTCATCAAAACCCAAATGCTCCCGGTCTCCCACGTCGTCATATCCGGGCCGATGCCTGTCTAATATATCGTGAATAGAATCACCATCATAGGAACGAGGTCCCCACTGACCGGCCATTTTCTTCCTTCGTTCATCCGTGGCATCCTGATTCAACTTAATTTTGGCTGCGACCGCCTCGGGCGTCACTTCCGTGGTATCCAAAGTGAGGGTTGACCGGGTAGCAGCGTTATCGAAATAAACCATCCACCCGCCAAGACCGTTCTCTCCGATGCCCTTCCAAACGCCTCCACCGGCCCTTACAGCGTCTTTGTAGGCTTGGTTGGGGTCTTGGTCAGCCCCTTTCTTTTTGTACTGCATCTTCAAAAGCTCATTGTGGAAGCCCGGCCCCAGTGTCAGCGTACCCTTGGGTTGTCCCATGTTGTCATAGACCACGAGGTATAAGGGGAACGGCTGACTCTTAATGCTTTGGAAGCGATAGCGCCGGATAGCCTTGAGAACATCGTTCTTGGAGGGGTTGACCGGACGCTTGGGGACAATCTCCACCCGGCGCTGCCGGGGGCTGCGGTCTACCTTCTTACCCGCTGTCACCACATACCGCTGGGTCTCATTGATGAAGTCCGCAGGGATTTGAAACTCTCCCCGCACGGAGCCAATACTGGGGTCCTTCTCCCGATTCTCCGGGTGGTCATTGGCGACCAAATCCTTGTAGCAGGCTAGCGTGAGGGCATAAATCTTGGCGATGACTTCTTTCTTGTAGCCCACCGATATCATGAAGGCGGTCATCTCATCCAACATAACCCCCAGTGCCTCACTGGCGACCTGTTGAAAAGCTTGGGTCTCCTCGGGGATGGGGAACTTGATGGAGAACGTGGTGAACTTGGGGATTCCTAAATCGAGGACAATGGAAGCGGTGGGAGACAAACCTGTGTGCATCGCTGAAATCTCCAGCGTAGCAAACGTCGGCGAAATGTAGGCTGTCTTGGTCTTTACACTCATCTAATTAGGCTTGGAAAGTCCCTCCAAACAAAATCGGCAGTCTTTACTAACAACTCCTCGTGAGGAATGCCAACGAGTGTGTCTGCCTTTATCGAGAGAGTTTTTCCGTTTTTCATCACGCATTAACCCTTTTAATGCATTAGAAATAGTATGTTTATGAAAGTCCGATAAAGTACGTCCTTTATTTTTATGACCAACGGACCGCATTCGTTCTGCTTGTATGATTCGTTCCTGTTGAGTCCAAATATGCGGGGTGGGTTTCACTCCCCGTTCTCTTTCCGCTTTTCGTCTAACAGCTTGAGCCGTAGACATATTAATACGAGACTTGGGTAGTTTAAGGGATTGTCGAAGACTGTTCAATCGTTCTTGTTCAAATTCAGTGGTTCTTAATCGTTGAAGAGAACAAAATCGTGAGCAATATATCCTATTTTTCCAACCAAATGGAACAGAGAATGGAGTATGACATACCGGGCAAACTTTATTCTCAGAGGGGCGTTTATGCTTCTTTCTTGCTTCATGTAACCGCATTATACGAAGCTTTTTAGCTTCTTCATTAGCCGGGTCCAATGCCCATTTTCTGCCAGCTTTGGATATTTTCCTACGGGTTTCGGCAGAATGCGGTCCGGTAAACCCTTCCCCTCCCCGGCAGATGTTGTAGCCATATTCAGGGTCAGTTGCCCTAAGAAATTTGATGAAGTCCCGCTCGGTCTCATCAAGTTCTTCTCGGGTCTGGATATCCGACCGGAGAGCATGAATAGACCAGACCTTGGGGTCTGGGTGCGCTCGCATTGAATTGTAAAGATGGGACCGTTCGGAAATTCCCCTCTGAGCATGGTGAAACTTCTGTTGAAGATACTTCTTAAGATTGCTTCCTTTGTGCTGACCGACATAGTATTTGCCGGTCTCGTGATTAACGATAAGATAAATGAACATAAACTTCCTCCCTGATTAAGGGGTAGAAAGTTGTTTTACTAATCCTCGTTGAAGATGTTGAGCGTATCGCTCTTCACCTCCCACACCGTGTTCTCCCTCGGGGCAAGCAGGCCCATGGGGTTATTGACATTCCAATTGGCAACCTCTCCCGTGGGGGTGAATACGCCGCCAGCAACCCAACCGATTTGAATCCACTGACTGGGATCCACAAGATAGTTGGTCCCGAGGCACTCCCACGTCACGGCGGTCGGCGGGCTGGTCGTACCATCAGTTACCGTTCCCCCTTGCGTGGTAGAGAAGGCCGGGGCGGTCATTCCACTAACTCCCCCTACTATAGCAATCTGGAGATTACCGTTTGGGTCGATGATGAACTGACCGGTGTAATAGGTGGTCAGTGCTGTCCATGGGGCGATACCCACCGTGTACATGCCAAAGGTGTTTCTGTAGTATGCCTGCCACACCGCAGGCGAAGGCAACAGCTTCCAATAAGCATTACTCGCACCAATGGTCGGCGGTTGATTGGTGTTGCGCTTAAGTGCCCGATACATCTGGTAGCTGGGAACGGGAGGACTGGAGGTGGAGTACTGCACCAAGGCCCCCCGAGCATAGGTCATTCCACTGTTCCACTCAGCCGGGAGTAGGGTTGGCGGGGAAGTGGGGACATAGTAGAGTGCCTCCCAATCCGCTTGGGAAAGTGTTGGGGTCAGATGTCTGCCGTATGCCGCCAAGGTGGTCTTGGGGTGCTTGGGGTCGAACAGGGGTGCTACCCACAGCATGGGGCTGAGCGGAGGATTTTCCACTTGGAGGATGATAATGCGCAGGATATCATTGATGTTGAGACTGACGTTCTCCGCTTCGGTGAATACTGTGGTGAACTCCAAACCCGCATGAGCGGGCTTGGCTAGGTCGATAGCCCCATATAGATTCTGTACAATCTCCTGCAACTGGGTGAGGCTGAGAACATTGTTCAGAGGATTGTTTCCCCCCACGTTCACCGATACCTGAATGGCGTTACGGTCGGACTGGTCATAAACCCCCTGCCCGATGAGCTTGTAAAGCTCCACCACTTGCACGGTCTTGCCCGTGTAGGCGTAAATGACGGCGGCGATAGCTGCGGCGGTCGCCCCCATGCCGTAAGCATTGATGAGGTCAACGAGCATATCCCGGTAGCCCACGGGGTTGTCTAACGCCCCGAATCCGGTGAAATCTCCCTTGTCAAACTGATTCGGGTAGGGGTAGGCACTCTTGATTTGAAGGGAGGCGGCATCCCGGCGCTTGATATCGGGAGGAGTGAGGTACTGTGGTTGAATCCCCTGAATGTCATACTGATAATCGTATTCGAGCTTGGCAAGCTCCTGCGCTATCACTCGAAGGAGATATCCCCACTGCGGCTGGTCATTCCTCGGAAGATAGTAATTGGCGGTAGCCTGCAACAGGCCGAGCAGACGGGCATCCTCGAACAGGAGGAGTGATTCCCTCGGTAGCAGGTAGAGAAGGTCGGGATTGTTATTGGTCGCCATTAGCTCCCCGTCGTGACATAGTTGATGGTCACACGCCCTGCTGTGAAATACTCAGTGCTGGATAGATTTACATCCTTAGCCGAGCTTTCCCCAAAGACTTGGAAGGTGACAAAGTAAGACTTCAAAGAAGGGGAAGTGGTATCCGCAGGGATGGTGATGATGACCTTTTGAGCATAGGCACTTTGGTATTGCACAGCAAGGCCGGGGTCGTTGGTACCGATGATGTAGAAAGAACCGTTCTGTGACGAAACCAAGGGCGTGGCAGCGGTAGACAGGAAGTTGCTTATTGAAGAGGTACGGGCGTAAGCCTGACCCTCGTAGAGCAATCCCACAAATGCTTCGGCGGGTCCGCCACTGGGCACCGTGCTATCCGGTAGAATGGGAACGGTGGTGATGAAGCTGTGGGCGGGCACCGCTTGTCCGCTAAAGGCCGGGTCATTCGTCAGAGGAGTCCACAGCGTGCCCGTGGGAATGACAAAGCCGATATCGTAAGAACCATCTGACTTGGCGCACTTGATGAGGGGGATTCCCACCGACTTGACGCCACTTATCGCCTGCACCAATGAAACGATGCTGGACTGATACAGAGTTCCCGTAGCGCTGTCCAACGCTTGGTCAATGGCGGTGCGCACAGCGGAGTCTACCGTATCCGGCGAGATGCCACTATTGAGAGTCACCGTCAAAGTGATGTCGATAGGATTGGCAACCATGGCCTTGACAAGGACGCTCGCACCCGCTGCCTTGGTGATGTTTATCTGGTTAACCAAGATGGGAACGAACGAAGGATACTCGGTCGCCGTGGTGAATGCTTCGGTGTAGAAGTAAGACACCAACACCTGCCCACCGTCTGGGATACGGCTGGTCGCATTGGTGCCGAGATTGCGGGCAATGGTCACTGCGCCGGATGTCGTGTCCACGTTAAGAACAAAGTCCACGTTCTCAATCATGACCTCGTAGGCGGGCAGGCTGACGCTGGTCTGATAGAGGACTTCGATATAGCGGCTGTCATGAGGAACTCCCGCTCCCACCAGTCCGGTGGAGTTGGTGAGGTTGATGGTCCCATCCGTATTGTATGCTGCCCCATTCAACGTCAAATCAAACCGGCCATAACTCTCGGGAAGCCACGTATTATACACAAACCCGTTGTTATCAAGGGAGTTTGCAACGCTGCCATTAAGGGTCTGAGGCTCCATGGAAGCGAAGCTGAGGTTCTCGTGCAGGATAAACTGATTGAAACCCACCACGACTTGCTGGTTGTTCTGGATGGAGCTTCCTGTAGCCGTTCCTGTATCGGAAGCAAAGGCATAATCGTTGTGGTTGTAAACAGTGGTGAACTGTGTTCCGTTGGAACTCGCCACGGTCACATTCTGACCGTTGAGGAAAGAAGCGGATGTAAGCCCGGCGAGTGTGAGAGGCGCTCCTGCTCCAAAGCTGTTGATGCAGTTTACGGTGAGGATGTTGTTGGAGATGGAGATACCTGTAATGGTCTTGGACACGGTGAGTGTTTTAAGGCCGTAGGTAGCGTAGCAGCCGACATAAGGCCCTGCGGGGGTGCCGTAAGGAGACGGCTCTGGCACCAAGGTGTAATCAGACCCGTTGACATACAGGGTAGACAGGTCCGAAGAACGGACTGAGAGGACATCCCCCAAAACACCACTGGGGTCAACGGTGATGTCCATGGCGGTACCGATGGTTACGGGTGTAGTTGTGCTGGCAGTCAGGGTCACAGTGACCGGCGTAGTGGCAGTGGACACCACTTGAACCATGTCCCCCGCCTGATTAGACCCACCGTTAAGCAGGAAGTCAGAGGTGTGTACGAGGTCAAGAAGCGCCTCGGGAATGGTACCGGTAAAGTCCGTCTGCCCGATGACTGAGTTAACGTTGGTCACAGGCTGATTAGTGGGGGTGTCTGTTAGCGGGGATTGGAGCCGGGCGTTCAACAGATAGGTACCGTTGAATCCCACACCCTGCACGGCGGCGAGGTTGCTTATTGGAGCGGCGAGCGTGGGGTAGGGAATTCTGACCTGTGTTGCTCCACTCCCGGAGATATAGTAAGCATTGGCGCTGGGATTGAGGATGATGTGACCGCCGTTGGTGTCGAACTGTGCTTCACTGATATCAAGGAAGAAGGAGTTGGAAAGCCCCTGAACGATAAGCTCCACCCCTTGGTACAAAGGCCAGTTGAGGGCTTGGAAATTGGAGTTAACAACTTGGAACTTAAGCAGGTTGTTCGTAGCCGACACAAGTGTGAGAGGGAGATAGGTGCTGTATACTCCCGGAGCACCAGTGTTCTCGTAGTCGAACGCTACAATGTCGTCCTCCTCGGAGGAAGAGGTACCTTGGCAATAAACATCCACGCATCCATACACATGCTTCTGCCGGATGTTATCCCAATCACGAACCATCTCAAGGTCCCCGGCTGCTACTACTTCTACCGCCACGATGCCCGGCGTGCTTGCCGCCGTGGTGTAATACCCATTGCGAGTTCCTGAGTCCACTCCGGTGAACTGCCGGTTGACAATGCGAGCAGCAAAGTGGGAGTTGATTTCGTCATCGACTCCGAACACCGCCGCCGCAAGGTTAGTGACTGACCACCCTGCCGGGGCATTGGAGCTTATGGAATTGATGGTGCCCGCCCCTACGTTGGTGCTGGAGCCGGTGGTCTGGCAGGAGGCCGGAACATTGACCGCCCACCATCCGTAAACCGGGTTGTAGAAGGACGCCGCACTAGACGGGGTTATAGATGCTGAACCCGTGGTCTGGAAAGTGATGGAGGGTGTGGAGGCATCTCCCGTTGTGGCGCAGATTATCCCCGTGGGGAAAGTGCTGGTAGTCGTGGGTTGAGTATAGGTGTAAAACGTCAATGTTACTACGGAGCTTGTAGCCCCACCCCGAGTCAATCCCACTGACTGGGCCAAGTGGTCGAATTGCTGGTCAATGAAAGTCTGGGTATCATCCGCAGTCAACCCATAAGCACGGGCAATCTGTTGCTTGGTGGGCGAAGAGTCAAAGGGGTCACTGACTCCACTTCCACTGGCATTATCTATCTGGCTTATTGCCGAGATGGATTGCGAGCACCGAGAGAACCACTCCCGGACGCTCATATTGCTGAGTTCGATGGAAACTGGGTCGATGAGCAGGTCCCGCATCTCCGACCGAGGAGTAAGGTCAAGGCTGGGGTACAGCTTAATCATTTGGGTGATAAGCCGGGAAGCGATGTCCTGTTGGCGCTGGAGAGCGAGGAAATCCGTGGGGCTGGCGAGAGACAGGTTAACGAATCCGCAAGTCACGGGGCCGCTCTGCTGACTTTCAAAGACCACATTGTCTGTGGTATCCTGCACCACTGTGGAAAGCATGGCGTAAAACTGCGTGACGTTATTGACATCAGCAGGAGGAATATCCACGTAGTTGTAGGTGTAGGTGGTGACAGAGTTGGTGGTAGTGATTATCTCTTGACCCGACTCGGGGTTATAGTTGGTGGTCTGATTGGTGGTGGTGACCTGAGTGGCTACCCGGCTGATTTGAGTCAGGGGGATGACATCTCCATACTGCACGAACGGTGGATTAACACCAGCGGGGTCTGTGGAGAGCATCACCTTGGTGCCGATAGCCCCTGCATAGGGCGGCTGGAGAAACTCTATGCGACAGCTTGCTTGCGATTTGTAGGCGGTTACTCCCGAGGGAGGACCGATGACCGGGGCCAGCCCGCTCTGAAATGGAATGATGGTAAACTGGACAGTGGGGGAGATGGTGTACGGCCCCACATTGAGCCACGTCACGTTGCCATCAGGTGTGACCACCCCGGAGGTACCGGATTCCGGCGAGGACTGGGTATAGCTTCCCGTATAAGCATAAATGGCGGTAAAGCTGGTGGGAGTCACCGAGGCTACAATTACGGATATGCCGTTAAGGAATGTTGCCTGCTGGAGGTTGTTGAAAGATACCGTCATCCCCACGGAGAAGTTATGGTTTGAAGTAACCGTGAGGAGATTATTAGCAATGGCGATGCCCGTTACGATAGCAGACAAATCATCGTTTGCGCCCGCAGTCGTGAATACAGTTGGTTCGTTGCTACCCGTGGAACCGGTGGAAGCTATGGCTTTTTGAACTTGTCCGTTGTCGTCAACAAAAACATACCCCACGGCACGGGTGGTGGTTGCCTGCCAACCTATTTGACTGGGGTCGTAGTTGCGGGCTATAAACTGAATGGGAACATCCCCACCCGCAAGATTGATGGTAGCGTTTCCCGAAAAGTTAGCGATGCCCCCAGAAATGGAGGCGGTTGATACCACCAGTGCTTCGTTGGAGAGGGACACCTCAAGGCGGATGTAAGATATCTCCCCTTGGACGACAAAGGACAGAATGCTGCTATCCACCGACATGGCAGTAATCTGCACGGGCGGGCTGCCGGTCATGATGACCGGGGCGATGAACGTGAGCGGGTTTCCTAAGCTGGGCGGTATCATTGAGTCCCCACTAAGTTTCTGTTAGACGTTATAGAGAAGGTTACCGATGAAGGGGTCACCGGAGTTCCATAAGAAGTCACGCTGCACTGGGCCACGATGCTGGTCGGGTCCGGCATGGTTATGGTGATATTCCCTATGTCCTTAAGCATTTCCAGCAAACTCAAAGTCTGCACGGTGCGCTGGGCGGACTGTACTTGCTTGATGCTCTGCAAAGCATCCATTATCTGTGAGGATACATCCTCTTCCGTAATAGTCACCCCGAACTTCTGCCCGATGTAACTGCGAATAGCACAGGTGAACTGGGGATAAAAGGGACAGACGGAGGTGAGGACGAACTTCAAAACCTTCTGGGTCAACTTGTTGGTATCCCACACCTTTTGCATGGCCCCGGAGGAAGAAATCACAAGGTCATTGAGTTGCCCCGTGGCGGAGCACCGTAGACAGAACGCCTGCAAGGTGATGTAGTTGACTTCGATGAGCGGGATGAAAAACCGCACTGGCTTGTTGAAGACAATCTTGTAAAAGTTGGCGGTTGTGCCCACCAGCCGGTTGGGGTCCGACAGGATGGAGTATCCGTAGGTTGGGTCATTGGGCTGAACCACTTCCCCGCTGATGAAAATCTGCACGACTGCTTGTCCGTTGATAGGAGCACGCATATTGAGCGCCGGGTCGGCGGCATAATGAAGCGTCCTAAAATCTGTAGTATCAATTACATACCTCTCCCCGTAAATGGTGTGTGGGCACGCTTGGAGACCGGTATTGTAATCATAGCTCATTAAGTCACCGTAGTCGTCGTGGGGTCAATACTCTCGGTATCCACGATGTTGATGGGGTCGTCAGGCTGCCCGTGATTCGCCTGTTCCAACTCCCACTGGGTCATATCATCAGCCTGACTGGTTCGACCGTAAGGCTGTCCTTTGTACATGTTACCGGCATTCACGTCGTCTATTAGAGTGGTCTGATACTCTGGTTTGTTGAAATAGGTGTTAATCTTGGTGAGAAGCTCCGTTAGAGTTCTTGGATTGCTTCCACTGCTATCCGCAGGTGGGTCCTGCAAGAAGTCGTTGGAGAACTGGGCGGCGTCTTCATTCTTCTCAATGAGACAGCGGACTTGGTTCATGTAGTAGACGGCGTCGGACTCCCTTTCGAGAGCGGGCTGCACCCCCTTCTTTATCCGGCTGACCATGACCATGGGAAGATGGTCATTGGCTACCGAATAGTTAAAGTGCCCATACTGCCCCGGCTGCCAGATGGGCTTCTTAAACGTAGGGGCAAGACTTTGGTCGTGAGAGGCTGGGTCCTCGGGGTAGACGGTGGAGTAGTACTGCTCAAGCACCCCCGCCGTTTTGCGAAGTTGCTCCGCCCGGATACGATGGAAGGTAGAAATTGCCGCCACATCCCCCGTGCGGTTGTTGACCCACTTTTGAAAGGACTGCCACTGGGAGAGAGCGAAGTTCCCCAGCCAATGAAAGGGTGGTCCGGCGTATGAGTATTTAACAGGTGCTACGGCTGCCATATCCTCCCCTAACTGTAGGTTCCGGTTATCGTAGCCACATTGCCACTGATGTAAGTGACGGGCTGGCTAACGATACTGGTCCCATTTAGAATGGTGGAGTTGCCGTTGACCGTCATACTCAGCACCGTGGAGATAGTCCCCGTTCCACTCGGGAATTGGGCCTGAATCGTCCACCCTGTGAGCCAACCGGCGAGTGCCCCCGTACCATAGTTTGGATTGACGGCAATAACCGAGACACCGTTGGTGAACGAACAGCTTGAAACCCCTATTGAGGAGGCTACCCCACTTCCCCCCTGTTGCTGCGGAGAGATGGGCTGACTGAGGGTCACCACAAAGTTGTTATAGTTCGGGACCGTATAGGTAACCGAGATATTAACACTTTGAAGTTGCAGAACTGCACCGGTTCCCGGCTGTTGCGTGCAGGATAGGTATAGAATGGCTCCGAAACCTGCACTATTGACGATTGCCGGGGTAAGCCCTGCGGGGCTGTAGAAGCTGAAATCGTGAACAACATTCGCACCTTCTTGGGTCTGATTGATGGTAGAAGCCGCCCACCCCAAAAGGTTTATGGTGGTGTAAGCCCCGCTCGTTCCGGCTGATTGAGTGAGGTAAACGCTGACATCCACATTAGTGACGGTAGCGTTGCTCGGAATATTGAACCCAAGATTGGTCAGGAGCAGGTTCTTGGCGATGTGGGCATTGCTGTTATTAGAACTGTAGAGGGTGATGGTGTCTTGCCCACCAGAGCCGAGATTTCCATAAGTTATCCACCCCACGTCGCCGGAAACATTAGTCTGTTCCACTTCCGAGTGAGGCAGGAAAGGACCACCCGTGTTGGTGGTGTAATTCAAAGGTGGAATGGTGACCGAAATCGGGCTGACAGAGGACACTGTGGGCTTACAGAAGTAGAGGAAATTAAGTCCCAACTGCTTGCCTCCACCGGAGCCTCCCACAGCAAACAGGTCGAAGGATTTGTTGCTGCCCTGATACCAAGCAATGTCTTGGTCGGATAGCGTCATGGAGTTTCCCGCCGAACCGGATACCGGAGTTCCTCCATTGTAAGAGAGTTGGAAATTCGGATTGGTGTACCCAAAACTGATGAGTCCCTGATAGTTGTTGTTATCCCCGGACAGAGTAAAGTCTGTCGTGGCGGCGGTAGCGGCATCGGGGGTTTGACTGTTGTATGCTTGGAAGTCAAACTCCGGGCTGCTGGGGTTGTTGTAGATGGGCAGTGTGGCGCTAACCCCCTGCAAGAGCGGTACGCCGTAAGACGGAATGCTGCCGCTGGTTACAGTGGTACGAAGTGCCCCATTGGTGTAGACCGTATAGGTAAATGTAGCGGAGGCGTTAACCCCTCCCACATCGGTTACAGTGATGGGGAAGCTGCCACTTCCCGAAGAGAACGGTCCACTCAGGCGGATAAATGCCACTCCGCCACTTACCGACTCCACCACATAAGTGTATCCTGCGGGAGGAGTGGCACTAAGCTGACTGGTCTGTGTCGCAATGACCCCAAGGGCCACAACGTAGAACGACTTGTTTGTACGGGGATTGATGGTGTCAACGTTGCCGTTTGCCACATAACCAAGAGAGCCGAGTGATAGACCATTAACGTAGTCGATACCGGTCTTAAGGGTGAGACCGACAGCCACGGTGAGACTGAACTGCTTTTGGGTAGTAGAACCAGCGTTGTCCGTAACCTGAACGGTGAACGTGTAGGTTCCCGGTGCCGTGGTTTTTCCAGAAAGTATTCCCGTGGAGGAGTTGAGAGTCAGGCCGCTAGGCAAGGCCCCGGCGACAACAGTCCAAGAGTTATACGGAGCGGAACCTCCCGAAGCATTGAAGGTGTTGGAGTAAGTGACCCCGGCTGTAGCTCCCGGTAGAGGAGAAGAGTTGGTGATAGCGAGTGTGCTGGCGGAAATGACCAACTGCAAGGGAGCGGTAACGGAGTCTGCCGGTGACATTCCATCGGAGACTGTGGCGTTGAATGTCGTGTTAATTGCCGAAGGAGAAGTACCGGTTAGGAGGCCCCCAGCACTCAAGCTGAAACCTCCCGGAAGACCCGTAGACGACCACGTGTACACGGGCGCACCACCTGTGGGCGAGCCTCCTCCGGTAGCAGTTAGCTGCTGACTGTAAGCAATGTTGATAAGCCCCTGTGGCAGGGGTGAGGTGGAGGTGATGGCGATATTGGTGATAGCAGACATATTGACTACGGCGGTTGCCAAGTGTCCCCCGAGGTCTACCGCTTGGAAAGTAACGGAGTCAGAAGCAAATGGCGCACCGGTATAAAGGCCGGTGATACGAGCGGTTGTTCCACTATCAGAGGAACTGGGTGTAAGGGTGAGAGGTCCACCCTCTCCCACAAAGAGATTGTTGGGGTCAGCAATCACTGTCCATGATACGAGGGTGGTGAAGCTGCCTTGAACTGCGAGGGTACCAAGATAGTTTACTCCCCGGTTGATGGGCACTACCCCGCTGGAGTCAATGGTCATACCAGAAAGCACGCCCACCGTAACAGTGAGTGTATTATTGGTGGAGTTGGCAACGGAGTCTTGGACCGTAAAAGTTACGGACTGACTTCCGTAGGCAATATCCGTAGTGGTCCCAGAAAGTACGCCAGAACTGTTGAAGGTAATGCCGGTCGGGAGTGGAGCGGCTGGCTGCCACGTGTAAGGAGCAATCCCACCTATCGCCTGTAACTGGAATGTGTACGGGGTTGCGGCGGTGATGGGAGCAATGGATGTGGTGGTGATAGTCAGGGCACTGTTGACTGTGAGAGTAATCACCCTGTGAGTCACAATACTGTTGCTATCAGTGAGCGTAAAAGTGACGTTGGCGCTGTATGGCTCGGGGAATGTGTTGGGAACGGTCCCGGAAAGCACTCCCGTAGAAGCATTGAGAGTGATGTAAGGAGACAAGGGAGCGGCACTGGTCAATATATCGCTGGACCACGTGTAAGGAGGAACTCCCCCGTATCCAATAAGTGTCTGAGAGTAGGCAACGGTCTCTACGATGGGCTGCAAAGTGCTCGTCAGGATTGTGAGCGGGGTGATGTATTGAATGGCGAGCCGCTGATAGAGATAGGAAGAAGACCCCGATGTGTCGGTAAGCTGAATCCACAAATCAAAATACCCAGCTTCGGTGGGAGTCCCACTCAAAGTAGCGGTGTTACCGGCAACAGCAAAACTTAAGCCAGCCGGGAGATGACCACGATACACCGTGGCAGATACCAAGGGAGCCGAACCGGAGGTAACAATGGTCCCCGTGTACGAGGTTGTGAGTTTACCCGTTCCGAGATGAGAAGTCAACGAGTTGCCCTTGGGGACCGTATTCCAGTTGACGGTGATGGTGCCATGAACGTTGGAGGAGGCATCAATGTACTCAAACACGGTTGCCGGGGCGTATGTGGCGAGCAGGTTTCCGTAGACTAGGCCCGTAATCTGGTCCAAAGACAAACCTGTCGGCAAAGCGGAACCCAACTTGAGCCTGACAGTGAAGGTAGACTCGGGCGGACTACCAGCAGGAAGTAGTGGGGAATTGAAGTATGGACGTTGAGGATTAAGGCCCACGGCATCCCCGATGATGTAAGGACGGGCAAAGTTGGTCACCACTCCGATGTCTCCCAAGGAGGCAATGTCATTGTGGGAGAGGAGTGAGAAAGTACGGATAATGGTTGCTACCGTATTTACCCCGTTGGTAAGAATGATGGGGACATCTGCTTCGGTGTTGCCATAGCTCGTAGGCGGGCCAGAGACTTCGATAAGTGGACCGGCGACCGGAGGAGACTGAGGACTGACGGAGGTGATTGGGCAGACTGTTACAGCCAACCCATTGGGGTTGACAAAGTCACCACCGGGAACGGGGAAGTTGTTATTCTGATTGAGAACGAAACCTTGGAAGGTGCCGGATATCGCCTCTGTCAGGGGGTTGGTTTCCGCATATCCCCAGATGTGGTCGAATGCCGCTGCGGTATCGAGAATGTTGCTGACTTCGGTCTGAGCCGTGTAGTAAACTTTGGCAACAACGGTAGCGGGTGAGGGGGTAGCACTGTCCGTCACGGGGATAGTCAGGTAGTGTACTCCCAGCTTGTTGTTGGGGACGGTTATCTGCGCTTCCACTACTCCGTCGATGAGGCTGAAAGAAGCCAAGCTAAGGTCATCGGAGGGAGAGTTGAGAGTGTAGGGTGGGACTCCTCCAAACACCGGGACATCAATCCTGAAACTCTGCCCGGCGTAGATAACGGATTGGTCGGGATTCCCAACCGTAAGGGCCGCACGAGATAGTGTTAGCGTAAAAGTACTGGAGGCCAGCGCTCCCACAGCATCCTGAACCTGTATCGTAACGGAGAACAGGTTGCTAAAGTCTGTGAGACTGTAGGTGCAAGGAACGCCGGAAATCAATCCGGTTGCGGGGTTGATGGTGAGACCAACCGGCAACGCTCCTCCCTGAATGGACCATGTAAATGGCAGCAATCCCCCGGTGTTCACCATTTGCTGGGTGTAAGGAGTAAGAACCGTCGCATTAGCAATGGACGTTGTAGTGATGGTAAGATTAGTGGGGATAGTGAAAGTGAATGTCCCCTCGGCGATAAATGCCGGTGTGGTGCTATCCATCACGGAGATGTTGACGGTGAAGTTGCCTAGTTGTGTGGGAGTACCACTTATGGTTCCGTCGATACTCATCTTGAGGCCGGGAGGAAGCCCGTCCGCAAACCAACTATAAGGGGCATTACCACCCGCTGCCGCCATCTTGAAATCCAGCATGGGGATACCAACATAAGAGTTGCTGGGTAGGGAGGCAGTTTGGATGCTGACAGGAGACAGTGTGCCTGTGCTGGGAACAACCTCTGTCAACGGCTCCAAAAGCTCCTGTGCTTGCGGGCGTCCTGAGAATGGGAACACGTCCAGCGCCATGGTGCCAAGGAGGCTGCTGGCATTGCTGTAACGGCTTGTAGCAACGAGAAGCTTGAGTTCGTTCGTTATCATGTCCCGGACGAGGCTGCGGACAATGACCTCAAAAGGCTGAGGTGCGGTCAGCACGGAGGTGTTGTTGACAATCTCAAATCCCTGTTCCCCGGCGACACCGAGGGTACCAGTGATGGAGGTTTCCGGGGCAGCGCTGTACTGCTGGTTCATCACGTAGACGCTAAAAGCGAAGGACCGGGTAAGTTTGACCGGTGGGGAGTTGAGGCTGAAATCGTTAAGCACTTGCACAACGATGGTCTGGGTGCCCGGTGTAGTGAAAATCTTGGTGACTACCCGGTTGCTCAAGGGGAGAGGACCGGAACTGCTGCCATCTTGATAGAAAACCTGCCATGAGCTTGAATTCGAGCCGTCATAAAGGCTGCTGAGAGTAATGGTTAAGGTCTGCCCGAGGAGGAGGGTGCTGTTGTCAAAAGCCACGAGACTGCTGGTCAAGGCGGGTGGGAAGGTGTGATACACATCCCAGAAGGGGCTGTCCTGATATTGAGTAAGGTCGGAGGATACTGCAACCATACTCATGGCATAATCGCCCACCTGCAAGGTCTCTTCAAAGGACGGACTGCTTACCGTTCCCCCAAAACTCAAACCGGTGGTGAAGACGGAAGTCGGAGAAGCATTCGGCGGGGTAGCAAGGTAGATGTTCCACCCGGAGTAGAGCGTGTATCCGCCATTGACCTTGGGCGGAGTCCAGTTTACCGTCAGCAAAAGGTTCTGGTCAATGTTGGCGACGGTCGGCGATACTGGAAGAAGTGGTAGACTCATGGGTTTATCCTATATCTGGGTAACCACTGACGAAGTAGAGTCCGTGGTAATTCCTCCATTGAACGGGTCGATAGTCACAGAACGAGACAATATCGAATTTGCCGTCAGATTAGCTGCACCTGCGGTCTGGAAAGTGCTGTCCGCCACGATGGTGGAGTTAAGCTGAGCGTAAGCCACAACCGTACTGGGAGCAATGTTTGTCTCCTGACCGGCTCCGGTTCCGTGCATAGATAGGTTGGTGCAGGAGGACCGCTCTGCGATGAAGAAAGCTCCGGGGGTAGCCCCGACCGCTACGGCAAGGGCCACACCGGATACAGTAAGCTCCGACTGGGACAAGACAAAGCCGGTGCCGGAAGTCGGCAAGCTGACCGAACCTCCAGTCATAATAACGCCGCATCCCTGCTCGAACCCACCCGCCTGTGCATTGTTGATAAACACACAGGACACAAACTCTATATCGGAGTCAATACCGTAAACAGCGGGATTGACAAATCCTTGGAACTGGATGTTGTTGAACAACACCCGGCTGTTGTCTACGAAGAACGCCGAAGTCGGCCCATCGCCGAACCCACTGAATCCTGTGGCGTCGATGACAATAGGACTGGTAGCACTCGCCGTGCTAGTGATGACGATACGTCCCTCTTCCTGAATGGAGAAGGCGAGATTAGCAAGAGCGTACCACTTGGCGGTGCGAAGTGTTCCATCACCAAGAGCGATTACCTGCAAAGTGGAAGCGAGGCTAGTTATGTTATACGCTATACCCGTGGTGATGAGTTGAATGGAACAGGGGTGACGGAGGACCGGAGGCAGGCTGTTTACTGCCGCTGTGATGGTGAGCTTCGGCGTAGTCGGGTCCAGACCATCATTGGAGTCGTTGCCGCTTACATTGTTCACATACAGAACGATGGGAGCAACGGTCGCCTGCAAGTTCTGACCAAGTACCGTCTTCGGAGTTGGCGGGGCAATGGCAAACCCGACATGGGGATTAGACTGCCCAAACCCTCTGCCGCCTGTCCCACCTTGTAGGAGGGTAACGACCTTCCTGATATCCTTGTTCATGGGCAGGATGAAATCGTTAGTATGCAGCGGGGCCTCGAAGGTAGTCTCCACGTTATTCTGCCGCATTGCCACATAGTTGCTATCGAAGAAGGTTGCCAACGGAATATTGGCGAGACCGGAATCCGGCCAACTGACCAACCTCGGTAGCGGAATGGCAACGGGTAACTCCCGGTTATACGGGTACACATCCGAGAGTCCGACCTGCGGAGCCGCCCCGGCACCGTTGGTAGTGATGAGGGCGTTATCAATGGTGTAGAGGATTTCGTACTGACGAGTCAAAACCCCCTCCCCCTGATAGGGAACATACCGCTCTTCCACCGTGAAGGTGGAGTTGGGGTCGAAAGCGGGAAGGATGGAGCCGACAAAGAAAGAGTAGGCTCCTCCATTGTTCGGGTCAAGGTTAACTCCCGGTATGGTGATGATGACCAGACCGTTGTTGAAATCTGCCGTGGAGATGGGCACAGCGTTAAGGTTGTTGGATTGTCCCACCGCCCATACCATCTTGATAACATCATCCCCAGAGATTCCCTTAATGGTACATCCCTTGGCGGCGAGAACCACTGTGCTGACATTCGTGACATTGCTGTAAGAGATGGATTCTACAACCACCCTCGGGTCCATCCTGAGAGTGGAAAGAGCGGGGGGAAGATTACCGAAAAGGACGGTCTCCTCGATTTCCGTAATGCCCTTCACCGGGGCATTGAATGCCACCTGCGCCGTATTCTGCGCCATGAAGGACATGACCACGGTACTGGTGAGGGATACAGCCCCCTGAATGGTGACAATGCAGTTGGTGCCGCTTATGGTACGAGAGGTGATGGCATAAGATAGGCCCGAGGCGAGGTCAAACGCCGACACGACGTACAACCCATTGACAGCCCCATTGAGATTCTGATTGGGGACAATGAAAGTTGTAACGGGGCTACCCGCCACGGTCTGCTGAGTTCCCGAGGAACCGGCGACCTGCACATAGATGCGGGTCCCGAAGGCTACGTTAGAATACTCGGGGTTGAATGTCCAAACCTGATAAGCCTCCGAAGAGATTTGCTGTGTCTGAATGGAGTACTCCGACACGCCGTAGACGGGAAGAGTCGTGCCACTGGTATAGTCATACAGGATACCGCCGTCCACAGCGAAGGGAGTCTGGATAAGGTTTGCCGCTCCGCCAGCCGGGTAACTGATGCCGAGGGTAACGTAAAGGTTGTTCGCTCCGGGGTCGAAGGGTGTCCCGTAAAGGTTGTTCGGGAATGATACGATGATGGTCTTTGAGTTCAGGCCGGTGATGAGAATCTGCCCGGAAAGAAGGTTGATGGAATTCTTGATTCCTCCCACAAGGTTAAATCCCTGCACAAAGGCTGAGGTGATGGTTGCCACGGTGTTTGCCGGGAGGCTGACAGTGAAGGCATCATTCTGCGCCCATGCCGCTCCCGGTGTACCCACGGACTTACCGATGGTCCCCGAGGTGCCATTCGGATTAGCGGGGGTGCTGGCAGTACCGTTTATGCTGATTTGCTTGGTTACATAGAAGGTCCGAGCGTCACTGCTAAATCCGTTGGAGAAACCATCCCAAGCTCCCACGGTATTGCTACCGATGATTACACTGGGGGCCATGGAGACGTAGTAGTCAAGCGTGGACCCGAGAGCGGAGACGCTCATGCCGGGCGATTGTCCTCTGCCGATAGTGCTCCGCAGGTTACCGCTGATGAGGTCCACGAATCCCTCACCGATGAGCTTTTCGTAGTCCCAGCTATCTTGGCTTACCGACTGGCGTGTATCCACAGTATCGTCGGCGAATATCTGGTCTGCCAGACGAGAATCATACCGTCCCGAGAGACCATAAACGATGAGACCGGAGTTGGCGTTGAGGGCATTGGCACACCCGAAGATGTTGCTTCCCAAGGAGAAGGGACCAGAGTTGCGTTGGAAGACCACGGCAACCGGCATAGCGTAGCTGTAGCCGTCCATGGTGCCCAACAGGTTGGTGGGGTCTCCATCTCCTGCCCGCCAAATGCCAGTGTCTCCCGTCACGGTTCCAAGATTCTGAAATTGGAAGGTAGTATTGCCGGTGACGGGGGAGGCCAAGCTGGCTTGTGCATAAACAGCCTGATTGGTTCCGGCACCCGAGGGGTCAATGCCGTAACGGAAACGGGTAAAGTCATAGGAAAGTCCGACTCGCTGGACATTAAGCCGCCACTGTATCTGGGCACGCTGGGTCGTGTAGAGTCCGTTGTTGAATACGTCCACTGAGTCATCCGGGATGGATTCGAGGAAAGCGGCGTTGGGTGTCACGCAACCGTAGGGGTAGAAATAATTCAGATTCGTGGTCGGGTCAACATAGTATCCAACTCCGGTCGTGGGGTCAAGTGATTGATACCAAAGCTCCAGAAAAACGACGTAGATTCTCGCCGGTTCATCCGCCGTGTAGGTAGTCCAAAAGAGGGGGGCAGGCAGGACCACTTGGTTAAGGGCCTGATTGGCGGACAGGGAGCCGGTCATGGTGACCACCTCTCCGTTGAAGAGAACATCCGCTTGCGGAACAGTGAAGGTGTTGGCAACCGTGGTATTGAAAACCATGGGACTCCATGTGAGGAATCCAGAGGTAACGGGACTGTCCTTTACAAGCTGTTGGCGCTGCAACCTTTGAAGGTCCTGTATCAGGTTGACATCGGCGTCCGAAATCTCATGGTCATGCAATCCGACGACGGTCAAAAGACTTTTGCCGGTCGGGTCTAACGTTCTGGAAACCACCGAAGGATATTCAAACATAGGCACCTACGCCGAGACTTTCCATCTAATTAGTAGGAGCAAAGTCAAAGGATTTCAAATGGCTGTCGTCCCATACGGTTACATTTCTCAACCCATCGTCGCCACTGCCCTCATCCAGCAGTCGAACAGCGACTCTTTTTACTTTCCCGAGCAGAACGGGCACAATGGCTTTGCCTTCAACGGCTCCCATTATACGAACGGCGTAGAGGATTTATCGCCTCCCACTGTTGCTTCTTGGTACTCTGAGGGTTCAGGCCCCTACCGGGGAGTGGCTGGGGCCTTCCCGGCCTACGGTCTGGTCCTTCTCGGGAGAGCCAACCTGACAATTCTTGATGAGAGCAGCCCGGCTCTGGCGCTGTGGATGACGTTTCTTCTGGGGGATAACTTACTTCTTACCAACAACTTCGCACTAAATAACCCCAACTTTCCCTCGTCTTTGATAGGGTACACCCCCTCCAAGCTGGCTTATGCCAATGGAATCATCTCGGTGACGTATGTGCCGGATGCAGGGGCAGAGGATATTGGGCTTTCGCCCCCCATGGGTTCCGCCAGCCATATGGTGGTACACATAGATTTTACTCAAGATACGGCGTATTTAGACATAGCCGTGTAGGAATTGAGGAGGAAAAATGCAATACTCTAAAAAGGGAATACAGCTTACAGAGGGGTTTGAAGGATGCAGGCTCACCTCTTACCAAGACACAGGCGGTGTGTGGACCATAGGATACGGTCATACCCACCTCGTGGGGCCGGGGATGACCTGCACGCAGGAACAGGCAGAAATCTGGCTCCGTACTGATATGGCGGTAGCCGAGACGGGTGTACAAGCCTTGGTGAAAATTCCCCTGACGCAGGGTGAGTATGATGCCTTGGTGGATTTTGCCTTCAACTGCGGCGTGGGAAATCTCCGGGTGTCAACCCTGCTAAAGTTAGTCAACACGGGAGACTTCGCTCATGCCGCTGCCGAGTTCGAGAAGTGGGACCACGTCAACAGTCAAGTAGTGGCCGGTTTGCTACGGCGGCGGTTAGCGGAGGAGGCGGAGTTCAAGACACCGGACACACCTCAATCACCCCAGTCAGCCTAACGATGTAATCTCCGAGAGTGGCTGCAACGTAGGTGTTTTTGCCCGTGCGCATGTTGGTTTCTACCACGCCGCCGCACGCCTCCGAGGCGATAATCAAATCCCCACTGGGAAGGTGATATTTCACACACTTCTCTACCGTGGGTCTGTGCTGAGGTTTCATCCATCCCAAACCGAATCGGTCTTTGAATTCACCCATTAGCCTATCCCCGGACACCCTCTGTCCTTTTTCTTTTGGTCACGCATCCATGCCTCATGGTCCATGCTCATGACCCCCACGTGCCGTTTTTCCATGCGTAGCAGGAAAGCCCGGTCAACCTCCGTGTACTTGGGAACGGAGTAGGCAAAGGGGCACGAGGGCATGTTGATAAGCCGCCGTAACTCCTCAGCACTGAAAGTGGCGCAGTTCTTCTTTAGGATTCTGCCATGAAGAGCGCCAACCAATTCTTGGAACTCTTCTTCCTTTTTCTCCTTCGCCAGTTCTTCCGGCGAAGGGTCATCCCAACGGTCACTGCATCCCATTAGTCAACCTCCGTAACACCTACGGGGGGTTTACCCCCCTCTACCGTCTCCCCGTTCTTCGATTCTACTGACAACGTGGCGTTCCCCGAGTCGTTGACGCCCACTTTGGCTACTTGGTCGTCGGGTATCAACCGGGCGGCTCCGATGGCTTTGTGAAGATAGAAGAGCGACTGTCCTTCCTCCGGGTCGATTCCCCGCCGAGCGTAGGACTCCACCACGAACGCTAGGTACTTGTGCAGGTCGTCCTGCAAGACTAGGATTCTCATGAAATCTCTCCTGTGGTTTAATACTGTCTCCGGGTGGTCTTGTTAAGCGAGACGCACACGGTTTCCAATCCGGCTGCCCCGCCCTACAATTCAAAGCGAGGTAAAAGTAATCCGGTGTAACCTCTCCGTAATAGAGGACCTCGATTTTGGCATCTGTCAATCCGTCAAAGCCGAGCCGGTTCGCAGCCGCCGTGGAGACATCAATGATGCGCTTGGGTATCCCCGGTCCACGGTCGTTAATCCTCACCTTCACCTGTTTGTTGTTGCGCAGGTTGGTTACGAGCACGATGCTCCCGAAAGGCAGGGTACGGTGTGCTGCGGTAAGTTTGTGATAATCAAACACTTCCCCACTGGAAGTAAGTTTCCCTTGACGTTCTTTCCCATAGGAAGACGCCTGTCCGAGTGAATCCCATTTTATCTCGGCAGACTGTGGCATAGCTGGCAAGGCAATGCCCGAAAGCGTCAAGAGGACGAGTAGAAATAGAGTGATTCTGCTCAAATTTCCTCCTTTTTACTACGAAATTCCGCCTTTTCTTACTCTCCTTTCCGTCCAGACGGGCTGACTAGAGTGCATACAGTTTTACATTCCATAGTTGGACAATACTGCATCTCGGGCAAAAAGTTAAAACAATCAGGCTATTTGTCTAAAATGAAAACGGGGGGCTAGCCGGGGGGTCGGCGAAGATTGTCCTTGTGGGGATATGAGGTTCATAAAGGAAAGTCTGACTGTCCAGCGCCCGTCCGGCAACGATTATCCACTTGCAGTCAGATAGTATAACATCATTAAAATCTTGAGATAGCACGCCTCCGGGTCCAGCGTATAGAAGTCCTCCGGGAATGAAGTTTGCACCGGGGATTTGGAATGCCGAACCATAGCCCACAGCGATAGTCACCGTGTTACCGGTGGTGACATCAGCTAAAGTTACACCGTCGATATACGGGTACACATCGTAGAAGAACGGCGGGGACAGAGACGGCCCCGGCGTCACACCCGTGGGGTCAACCGGTACGACTCCTCCCGAGCCGTCCACGTAGACCGCCGTCAGCATTGCCATATCGGCATCCGCCGTCAATGTCTGAGTTCCTCCCGAGGTGGGCGAGGGCGGGGCAACCGGGGTATTGTCCGGTGTGTTCTGATAGATGACAGCACTGAACAGGCTGCCCGGTCCCACCTGCTGGGGAGTGGACAATCCGTGGGTAGCAACCACCGTCAAGATATCCCCCACGTTAAAATTGAAGGTCCCGCTGAACGGCAGGATGAATGGACCCGTTTGATTGAGGGGTGAAGACTCGGTAATAATGGCAACCGGCGTCGGAGGAGACCCAGAGGCATATTGGACGTAAACGGTGACTGTTCTAATCCCGGCGTCCCCCGCCTCCCAATTAAGCTGCCCCGTGACGGCGTAAGCACCCGGCGCTGTGATGGTATAAACGGGTGGGCTGAGGGAGACGTACCCCGTCAGGTCGAAGTCCACTTGGTCAAACACCACCTCAGCCCCATAGACTCCTGTGGGGACGAGCGTGTAAGCAGCGTTTGACTCCACCTGAAATCCAAAGTTCTGTGCTCCCTGAATCTGCTGTTGCACCGTGGTAATGGCATCGGAGAATGCCTGCTGAATGTTTGCCTTATATGCCATGAGGCTGGCGGCGGACTGATTGCAAGAGAGCATCGCCATCTGTACGGGGATGGTCTGCCCCTGTATGTCAGGCCGGGACAGATAGGCAACCGGGTCCAACGTTGTGCCGTACCAGCCGGTCTGATTGGGGTCTTGCAAAGCACTCTGAGAGTAGGTAACGATAGGGGCGGTCGGAATGGGGAGAAGCGGGAAACCCGGAGACCATGTCCGGCTGCGGGTGCTGGCGTCGGTCAGCACGGTGTTGTAATCAGTTGGGTTACCCAGTGGGTCAATAGCAGAGTCTAAGCTGGCAACGTAGGCACACACAAATCCGATGATGTAGGGGTCCTGCACGAGGAGTGTCTGGAGGTTGGCATTGAAGTCCCGCCAGAACTGCGTGAAGCGGTCCACCTGCTTGGCAATAGCGAACTGGTCGTAGGTGTAGCGATACTGCGGGTGGACACTCTGGTATTTCGTGTCAAGCTGGATACGAGTATCCGCTAACGAAATGACAGACAGGAGATTTTTACCGATTGAAGTAGGGAATGTACAGGAAACAGGGTAGTCAGCTTCCCCTTCTCCCAGTAAAATTGTGGTGGTTCCAGCAGCACTGGATGTGGGGATGGACTGATAATCCAAATCCGTTTGGGTGAAACTCCCAACGTAGTTATTATCCGCATACCCATCCCACGTAGTGTTTCTAACATATCCGAGCACGGCGGCTTCGACATAAGACAATCTCCAAAGGGTGTTACCCTGTGTCTCCGTGAGTACCGGGGGCGAGCCTGCGGGCATCAACGAAACGATGAGAGGCAAGGTTGCCGGGCCGGAATTGAGCACATCTCCGGGCAATACTTGATTCCATGGAATGGGATTGGCGGCAAGGTAATCCACGGACGGCTGAACAAAGGTTTGATACGCCGCCTCGAAGTTGGTCAACCACTGACCGGCACGCCCACTCCGAGTACTGCTAAGATAGAATACCCATGCGCTGGTAAGATTGGGGTCAAAGTTGCTGTCCACCACATTCCCCAAAGTCACATAACGAGTGAGGTCCTGACGAAGGGTCGCTTGCCGCACGGGAAGGTTGGGGTTGCTGTAATCCGGGTCGGTCGGCTCGATAACATCACCCGCTAGGGCGGGCACGGTGCTGACAATGTTTGCCGCATAGGTCGCCGGGGGCATCTGATAGTTGCTGATGACCGTCGCCGGGTTGGGCAAACTACCCTGCATTGATGATTGAGGGTTGAAGTAATTGGGGTAGCTCTGGTCCGGCGTGTAGACGGGAACCGTGGTTGTGTTCTTCATCTGCTGGATGAACACTGGGTCAGAAAGATTGACTCCCGTGTTCGGTATGACACCACCAAGAGGTGGAACAAAGAGTGGTGTACCAAATGTAACCCCGTTGTAGGTTTGATTAGTGGTGGGGAAATTCCGCAGGATGTTGACATTTGGAACGTGCAATTGGCATTGCCCAAAAGCAAAGTTGGTATCGAAGTTCGGGTGCGGAATAAAGCTCGCTAGGGGAAAGAACTTAAACCCGTTCCACTTCCAAATGGTATCGGAGAACAGGTTGGGGATGGCGGGTAGGTCTGGTAATGCCCAGTTGCAAATATCGTGAAGCATGGAGGCTATGGCGTTGAGGTTTGCCTGTACCATCTGGAGGATGTTCTGCTCCATGCTACTAAGGATACCGATGTTCTTGGTAGCCGCACTGACGAGGCCAATAATCTCACTCTGAAACTGATTGACTTGCTGCATGAAAGTGATGATGTCATAGCCATATTTTATCGCCCGAGGTGGGTTGTCCAGCTTACCATCCGTCGCCAACTTAACTTGGTTGAATGCCTGTTGAATGTGCTTTTGGATGATATCCCGTTTTTCCATCATCCAGTTGTTGGCATCGGTGACAGACTTCTCCAATTGCCGCCCATCTTCAAGAGACTTATGGTAGAAGTTCTCAATCTTCGGGTCACCGAAGGGTTTGAACCTTTGTACCGCCCCTTGGGCCTTGATGGGCCACGTTTGGGCTTGTTGCAGCGCTGATGTGAAAGGTGCTCCCATTATCCTGTTGACACCGTATCGTTGACTCCCGAGATGTAGCTTCCCTGATTATGCACAATATCAGGAGCCTCGGTCGTGTGGCGGGCTAGTGCCGCCTCAATAATTCTTTGAGCAGTCTGAACATGCTCAGTCATTGTCACGCCCCGGAACTGGGCGCACTCCAACGTGTAAGTACCGGTTACGTGTTGGTGCATGTTACCGTAAACCATCATATCCACGTCACCGTTGATTTCCAGCCTGAGTCCCTTCTTAGCGGAGCTTTGACCAATGGTGAGTTCCACCCCGCCTGCCAAGGCCCCGGTAAGTGACCTGCCTTGCTTATCCGCTCCAGTTGTTATGACGACTCCGCCATCCAAATCCAAAAGGAGAGACTGCCCGGAGTTCTTGTTGGCACCAATGCGGAGGAGGACATCCCGGACAGCGTGGAGGTCCAAGGACTGTCCATGAGCATCCATTCCATTGGGAACGGGGTTACCCAGCCAAGAGTTGTAGGGCACCATGGGCATACCGTTGTTGCCGGTCGGCGCTCCTGCGGTGGTCAAATCATGGAATTGGAAAGTCGCATCTCCGCTGGGCGTATACATAGGCCGTCCGGGGCTGTGCGAGTTAACAACCGTGGGGTCAAACTGCTTTCCGGGTCCATCTGAGTACCCGTTGATGATGTGCTTCCGCTTTACTCCGTCGTTGTCCCGGCGTGCCCCCAGCCGGACTACCGCCGCTCCGTCTGTAGCCATGCGCAGACTGATGGCTTCCGCCGCCAGCTTGTTAGTCAGCGTACCGCAGTCGCCGATGCCCTGCAATTTACGGTGGGCGGCATCCCAATACTGGAGGGTCCGATTCTGTACGGCGTCCTGACTACCTCGTATCTGCGTCTGCACGCTTCTCCCGGAGTTGGGGAGCGTGGTATCGTCACATCCGAGTCGTAGGATAGATTGTCCGAGAGCTTGGAGGTCAATGGCGTCCTCTTCATCACGGTTTTTTCCTACGACTAGCTTTAATGAGCCTACAAGGTGCCCCTCAACGCTCCGTCCGGCCCCGTGAGGATACTCATAGCCATTGAGAGGTTGAAATTGGTTATTCTCCTTGGGTAGAGAGCTTCCCACCTCGAAGATGAGCATCCCTTCCTTGCTCACATCCCAACGGGTGGTGTTGTACTCGGTGGGGAACCGGGTGGAATAACAACTGGCGGCGACACGGGCTTCAATGTGGTCGGTACTGTCCACCACGGGGTTATATCCACTCTCAAAATTCGCTCCGAACCTCCCGCCTCCGTTAGGGGCGGCATTGGTAGTGAGTTCCGAAAGGACCGGCTTGAGCACCTGACCATAGGTGCTGTCGTCAAATAGGTTATATCCCACCAGCGTCCCTTCACTGTGCTCTACGATAAATCCCTTGCGGGCGGGTGTAGGGCCTTCATTCAGAGTGGGACCGACCAATCCCTTGCTATTAGGGTCAGTGGGGTGGTCGAAATCCTGATTAGCAAAGTAGGTCTCATTGTCAACTTGGAACTTCCCTTGTGTCTTGACCGTGGTGCGTATCCATGGATTAGCCGTGGTACCGAGGACGTTATCCAGTAGGTCTGTCTGCAACACCTCGGGGGGCAGCGGATAGTCAAGGGCGAACTCCTGCACACGGGTGGTGTTCTCCGTAAACGGTGTGACATCCTGCTGACCGCTGAGATAACGGGAGGAAAGCGGAACTTCCGGCTGGAGGAAGAGAGAATAATCCCGAGTACCATCCGGCAGGATGGTGGGATTGGGAATGTTGCTGGCAGCCGGGCGCACGGCAGGTCCCTCGAAGCTCAGACCGGCATCGGAATAACGCACATGACGGGAGGTGACGGTACTCCACGTCCGGCTATATGAGTTGACGTTCTCCCGGTCGAATCCACCGGTTGCCTTGTCCCAGCCGGGGTTGGTTCGCTCCGTATATCCCTGCGAGAAGGAGGCCGTCCGCTGACCGGGGTACGCCGTGCGGTAGTTTCCCCGCCGCCGCTCATTCATTCCCGCTACGCCTTCTAATTCCCGCATGGCGATGGCATCCTGCGCACGGGCGATATGGGACATAGCCCACGTGAGGATTGCCATTTGGGTATGACCACCCATGTAGAACAAGGGCACGGCAATGCAAGTTGACCCCTTCTCGGGCATAGATACATCGGTAGACTCGTAAGAACTATAAGTACAGGGGATGACGGCAACTTCGGAATATACCTGCCGGGTCCGCATGTCCATGATGGTACACATCTGCCGTTCATAGTCCACGGTCTGTACCGTCGCAAGGAACACCTGAAACTGCTCCGACATCTTGGTTGGAGCAGAGGGCATGTCCTTGTACATATGCTGTTGGAGCGAGGGAACTGGCATACTAACTATTACCTCCGTTCAAAGCTTTTTTAAGAAAAGGAGGCAAAGAAGGTGTTGGGGTCTTAGGATTGACCGTAGTTCCACTCAACTGCTTTATGTTCTGGGTGTTGGAGGTACCCACTCCGCCCGTGATGAACACGGATACCTCGTTCTGGATGGTTGCAAGGTCACCTGTCAACGCCGTCTGCGCCTGCTGGAGGTCCGGCTGGAGGTTTTGAGTAAGGCTGCTGTCGGTGCCGGGGTAGTTAGGCTGCGGTGTCACCAATTCAATGACGGCATCCTGTGTAACCGTGTCAAAGAGAGAGTTCACTATCTTGTTCTGTGCCGCCTGCGAAGCGGTCTCAGCACCGTTAGCAATGGCCGCATTCTCCTCGGGAGTAAAACTGTTAGGCGTAGGAGTGGGGAAACTGGCGAGCATCTGTCCGGCGATACTTGGGTCATCAGGAGAGACCATGCCCGCAAACAAGAAGGTGTTGACGGTGGTGTTGGCGCTAGCAATCCCAAAGGAAGAAGCGGCGTAATTAGTAAGTATCCCTAACCGGCTCTGGTTAAATGCATCGGTGAGTGTTGCCCATCTTCCCCATGGGAAAGGAGATACGAGTTCATACCCCTTCTCATCGGTGTAGGGCTGAGTGTTGAGAATCTTGTGGTAATAAGCGGAGTTGATGCCTTTGGGAAGCCAGTATTTGGCGTCAAAATAGGGCTTGTTGGCGGTCATCGGAATCATCCCACCATTAGCGGCGGCTATCTTATTGTACTCCGAAACATCACTGGAGGAAGCACTATCGTTCTGAATTCTGAAACACTTGTTCAGAGTGTCAAACCGGGTGGACCACAGATTTCCGATGGTCTCCTTTTGGTGTTTGATGTAGGCCCACTCATCGCTCGAAAACGGGGTGTCTTGCGGCTGACGACCCGTGACAGTATTCCCATTAAGCGCCACTTGTGAACTGTTGGAGTTGTTCCCCCCCGCACCCAATCCCGTGGAAGGCTGAACAGCGTTTTGGGAGGCCCAGTTGGGAGGATTGACAGCACCAACGGTTGATGCTGGCGGAGTAGTCCACTGGAACACGAGGTTGGGTTGGCTGGTATAGGAAGTCAGATGTTTGTTTCCCACCGTCCGAACCGAGGGAATCATGGGACGCTTGCGGATGGTATCTAGTGTAACCGACATCGTAGCGGCAGAAGACTGTTGATAGTTAATGCTGATTGATTTGATATACCCATACATGTCCTTATGCGGGAAGTACATGGGGAAGCCCAGATGTAATTCCGGGCGCAGGGGGATGGTGATGGAGTAAGTCCGGTAGCTTCGATTAGCCCGGTTGAGTTCCGAGGTCGCATAAGCATAAAGTGTCTTCGTGTCGTTGGATTGCACGAAGGGTATCTGCCGGGCAGGTTCCTCTCGAAGCCCAAACTTAATGAGCTTGGCGATGTCGATATGGTCCACCGTGGGCATCAACGTAGCCCCAGTCTCCGAGTTGAAATGGAAATTAGTCAGCCAGTCTCCCCGGAATGCCACACGGGTAGCCTTGATGCCATGCTCGTCTTCGGTCTCTGTCTCCGACTCTATCTCACTCAAATAAACCACAAAGGGGTTAGTGGTATCAGTAAAGTAATACGAGGCGTTGGGAGCGGGCGTGTTGGGGTTAAGATTACCAACATTCGTGACATCCAAGTTGTAGAACGGCGGCTTGAAAACAATGGCACCATCCATGTCCTGAAATCCCTCAAAGAGAATCAGGTTGAGCAGGACACGAATTCTGTCTATACGGGAGGTTATCTTCCCATCCAAGAGTTTGATGGAGCCTATCTGCATATCGGGAAGATACCGCCGCATAATGTTGATGAACATATTGGGGTCGGAGCGGGTCTTTCCGGGTGCTTCCTTGGTCATGCGGTCGCCACGCTGCCGGATAAGGTCGGGGTCCAAGTTTCCCTTGGCATCAGCCTCCTGTATGGAAAGAACATTGGGGAGGAGATAGGGGTCTTGCGTGGTGGTGATAGGAGAATGCTTCATGTCGTATCCGAGGATACGGACATCCCGGACGATATTCACCAGCCGTGCCTGCCAGCGGAGGATGTAGTCATCGTGTACAACCTTCGCCCAGTCGGAGGTGTTGGCCTGCCCGGTCTTAAGCGTGGCCTGCTGAATGGAGTTCAACTGGAACCCTGCGGGGGTGACGGACCGCATGAAAACGTCAGCAAGCTGCTTATAGGGGTCCATTCCCGCCATGCTGTTCTGGAAGGCGGTGAGGTAGTTCTGCGGCGAGTTGCTGGTGATTGCCGGGGCGAGGTCAATCTGCATAAGCTCAAGGAAGCGCATGGTTCCCGCTATGCTGATGGAGATTGCCAAGTGTGTTCCCATGTCGTTGTAGACAATGTTAGAAATCATCCCCTTGAATACCCGGTAGTAGAGTGTGTTGCCCCGAGGTGAAGGGAAATACCCCTTGGCGAAGACCTGCACCTCCATCATGGTTTCAAGGATGTTCTCCCCTCCCGCTGGAGCTTGGAACAGCCGCTTAAAATTGTTGGGAACGAACATGGAAATGGAACCGGAGGGGATAAGGTTGTCAACGTCATAAGAGACGGCGAAGGAGTCTATGAAGTCGTTGAAGTTCACTATGGTGTAATTTCCGTCCGACTGATTCTTAGCATCCTGAGAATTGATAAAGTAGTTGATGAGGTAGGGACGCCCCTCGATATACACCACGATGTCGGGTGCGGTCTTTACGATGTCCCTCTCTGCCGCTGTCTGGAGAATGTTCCTGATTTGATTCGTTCTTGTAGCGGGTGTAAGCGAGGCGATGTCACTCTGGGACCGCTGGGTAAGTGGAAGTTCTTGGATGTTTACGGGGCTGGAAGACGGCTCCACTGACTCCAGAGAAGCCTGTGGCAGTGGCCCGGATTTCACGGTGATAGGAGGTGTGACGATTCTAGGTAAATTTGCGTCTGCCATTTTTCCTCCTATGCGCTCCCCGTCGTGTTAAAAACTGAACTGCGTATAAGCCCATTCGCCAAGTTTGGGGAATAGGAGTTAGCGGGAAACAGCGAAGTGTCACTAAGATTGAGAAACTTAAACGAATTCGTAGCGGGGGCAGTAGCGTTCCCCGGTGTATTGGGATTGATTGACGGACTAGCTGATGTAGATTGGGTCACGGGGGCGGATGTCAACGATGTCCCATTGGCGGTGCCAGCCGGGGCCTTGGGCTTTTGCTCTGTAACGATATTGGAGTACGCTCCATAAGAGTGCCCTCGTTCGACATTATTAGGAGGTAGTCCCACATTGTAAGGAGAGGTGTTCCTGAACCGTTCCTTCCACGCCAAAAAGGTGAAGTTGAATACCGCCCGGTAGGGGTGCTCGGCATCAAGGGTGTAACTGAAATCCTGAAACATCCCGAGCCAGATGAAGTTTCCCACGATGAGTTGCACATCTTGGTGCTTCTTGATGCGCCTACGGGTGTAGCCGGGGGCGAGAGGACCCTCGTTGTATTCCTCTCCCTCAAACCAATACCCATTGTTCTCCACGAACAGGTTAAGCTGTTGAAGGTTGCGCCAAGACTCTGTGAAATAGGCAAAGCCATCGGTCAGGCCGTAGGTCCAGTACTGACCGGGGGTGTGACCGTTCATGGCAATAGTCGTAAGGCTTTCTCCCCACACACCGAACTGCCATCCTCCACGGGCAAAGGTCTGGGCATCTTCGGCATTACGAGAGACTGTCGCCGTCTGGGGGTTAATGAGGAACCGGTACTCGGCGGTCAGTTGAGGACTGAAATGCCCGTTGGTATCCAACCCTCGGTGAGGAATCCTCACCACCACATAGTCTACAAACGTGCTTTTGGCAGCGGTGGTGTAAAAGTCCTTGGTAGCGGGGACCACCGGCCTGCTACCCCCTTTGGTGGAACTCGAAGTTGCATTAGCCGCCGTGGTCTTGATACTCTGAGTGGGATTGTTGGTGATGTAACGCTTCTCCGCCCGAATAGGAAGAAGTTGGGACGGAATCCCCGAGGATGCCGGACGAGCGGCGTATATGTCGCTCATATCATTGATGTTGGTTTGGGCAGACTGTGGGATAGAACCGCCCGTGGGTGTGGTTATCGCCGTTCCGGGAGGTGTGACTGCGGGCGTCGTTACTGCTGCTGGGTCTGCCATATTATGCACTGGGGTTGAAAACGAACCCTAAAGTTTTCTCCACCTGAAAGACGAAATTGAAAGTCCATTGAAACGGGTTTGCTGCATCTTGCTGCCAACTAAGGGTCTTAAAGTATCCCATGTACGTGGTTCCCTTAAACTTCATAAGCACGGAGCCTCGGCTCATCACGTCATTGAGACGCCCATTCTGCTGGGTAGCAGTTATCCCCAGTTCGGGGGACCATGCATCAATATCCACTTGGTCTCGGGACCCCAGCTTGCCGGAAGTGCCCGTAGCCGTCTCGTTAATCTTGTTGTAGAACCACCTTATTCCGTTCATCTTGAACAGATACAAAAACTCCACAAAGGCGTCTTGTGCGGCTACACGGAAGGCATCCTGAGTATTCTGGCTCCCCGTCTTGGTAGCGACGAGATTGTTAACTGAGGAGCTTGGCAGGGTGCCTGTAGGAGATATGGCGGACTCCAGCAGTGTTCCTCCGAGATTGGTAAGATTGAGACCGGATAAAAGGACCTGCAAGATGTCAGGGCTGGGGTACGCTGTGCTGAAAAAGTCGGTGAGTCCAAACTGATTCATGAAGACACCGGTCGTGCAGTTTCCCTCAATCACATCCGCTTGCATTCCCCACATAGTGATGTGCCAGCCGGTCCGGGTCCGCTTGGGAACGGTGACGTGCTTGGAACTTACCGTGAAGGTCTTCATGGAAGCGTTAAGCTGGACCTGCAATGGAGCATAGTTCTGTGAAGATGTTGCCCCCGCAGGGGAGGTGGGAAGAAACACATCCTGCCGGTCGTGCAACATCACCTCGAATATCACGGGGGTGATAGAGTTCCTGACCTTGGGGTTACCGGTGATAAGTCCAGTATCTTTATACCACGGAAGGTTGTTGAGGTTGGTGTTGATGATGGCATCCGGGAATAGAGCCGTGTAGTCTACGCTTGGAGACTGTAAATTGACAGGGTTGTACGGAGAGACAAGGTGGTTGAGAGGAGTCTGGTTTCCCCCATCGGAAGTAGTAGAGGCGGCATTGGAAGTGTCAGTGCCATATCCCGGCGTACCGGGAGGAATTTTAGCTATCTCATTCTTGGTCCCCTGTGGAACATTGGTGTAATCTCCCCTCGCTGCCTGCGCCATTACCGTAGGTCCTCTGGCGTATCCAACAAGTCCGAGAGCCACGTTTCCATTGGCTGCTTTTATGTTGTTGTTCAAAATCGCACAAGCGGCCTTGATGTTATAGTCGGGGTTATCAAGCAGTTGGTTGGGGTCAAGGTGTTTACCATCTACCAGTAAATTGGGGTTTTGCGTGGGATTAACTTGAGCAAGACCATAATCAGTGTTGGCTCCATAATCCTTGTCGTTGGGGTTGACGGCATTCTGAACCCCACTGGACTCACTCTGAACTATTGACAGCATGACCGCAGGAGGAATGTTGGTGCCATTAGCTTTGTTATAAGAGTCTACAGCGGTATAGACAATGTTCTGGAGAGTCTGGGGGGGAACCTTCTGGGGATTACCCGCACTCAAATACCCGTTCGTATCAACAAGCGTGGCATTTGCTGGCATGATTACCTCCCACCCGGCAAGCTAGCGGGGACGCCCTCATTGCCATAAGTCATACTATTTGAAGTGGGAACGCTTTGATAGTTCAGGCCATAGTAGCTATTATACTCATCCCCACCTCCCACGGGGGTCTCTGTCTTTGCCCCCTTGCCCTCATCGGCCTTCTCTCCGGTCTCCTCAGCAGCGGGGCTGGTCGCTACGGCTCCTGATTCCACGGTGGGGGCTTTAGGCGGAGTGGTGAGGCTCTTATCCCGAAGGAGACTGTTGATGGCGTCACTGCCCGCCAAGTCTCCAACCGCCGCCAATTTGCCCATCGTTCTATTGGCAACTGAGGTGGGAACGGCTCCCGTTTGACCATACTTCTGGACAGCGGCAGAAGCATCATTCCAAGCATCAGTTCCTTCACTAATGGTGGTGTTTAGCTCCGCCAACTGTTTCTTGGATTCATCCAAGGCATCATGAGAGGATTGATACCCCTCTGCTGTAAAATCTGTAACGAGACCCGCTTCCTGCCCGGCTATCTTCCGCTTCAAGGCTTCACGAGCCGCCATCAGTTTCTCAATATCCCCACCCGGTCCACCGGCTCTTCCTCTGCCGTGGGTCCCCAGCATCAAATCCCCAAACTTTGTCCAGTCGGAGCCAGAGAGCGGAGCATTGATATCGGTGGGTCCTTTTATCTTATTGAGAATACCGGCGTTAACCTTTTCAAACTCATCCACCAATGTACCAAGGAGTCCCGCCCCCTTGAGTTTCAAGGCATCGGTTATGCCAGACAGGTAATCGTTGGTAGTTCTGGTGTTGGCTACCACACCCTCGGTGCGCTTGACCATCTCATCCATGGTCTCTTTGTTGTCGTTCAACAAGGAGAGGTTCTCAACGCTGCTCTTGTCCAGCGTTCCGGTGAGGATGTCCAAGTGCTTGCCACTGGTTTCCCTGAAAGCCGTAGCCAAATCATTCTGTTTCGTTCTGTCGGATAAAACCTCTTTCTGGAGTCGCTGTCTCCTATCTTCGGGGGTCTCTCCCTTAACGGTCTTCATAAGCCCCGCTTGCTCGGCTACATCCGATACCGTGTCATAGAGATGATTAAGCTCACCTTGACGTTCATGTTTCTGCTGGTCAGTGAGATGGAGTCCTTCAAAAAGTTGGTTAACCAAACTATCGGAGGCTTCTCCCATGGCGGTGATTCCTTGAAACATCTTCTTCTGGTCAGTCAACCCGATGGTACCGCCGCCCATATGCAAGACCGCCGCAGAGACACCCTTTGCCAACTTCTCCGGGTGAGCAATAAGGTCACCCAAGGCATCCCCCTTCTTTCCTCCCAATCCGGCGTACTGTGCTCCCGAACCCAAGGCTGCCATTTGAAGTGCCAAGGCTTGTGGCGAACCCGGCTCCACGAATTCACTCATGGCAGCGAAGTTTACGGCATTACCCCTTGAAGCCTGTGCTAGGGTTATCGCCCCCAAAGCCCTTGCTTCCAGCATACCAATTTTGCTACTGCTGAGTCCTGCCGCTCGGGTCTTCCTCAAAGCACCAAATGCTTGTACGGCAGCTTCCACACCTTCGGCGCTGGAGAAGTTAAGAGAGTTCAGCCTGTCTACAAATCCCTGCCGACTTGCCTTCACCTCGGGGTCATCAGCAGCGGGGAGAACCTCCTCCATCGCATCAAGAAGCTGTTGCTTCACATCCCTCCCGGCTGACCTCGCTGAGAATGCCAATGAGCCGGTCAAGGCCCCCATACCACCTTGTTGCTGCATCCTCGTATACAGGAAGGCTTTCTGCTCAAGCGACTTCTGCCCGCCAACAAGGAAGTCGGTCGCATCCTTCATCATCTCCGCAGAGTTGGTGCCCTCCTCTCCCAGTCTACGCAGGAGCGTGGTTGTGTCTTCCAAGGACTTCGCCATGTTGTCGAATTTTCCCGTAATCTCGTCAATTATCTGGACGTACTTTTCCATACCAATACCGGAGGCCACGGTGTCCCTGCCGATAGTCTGGAAAAACGACTGGGTGCTTGCCAGCGTGACATGCATTTGCTGCAAAAGCTTCATGCTGAGTTTGACGGATTCCGTGTCTTCCATCCCGAGTCCTCGGGCTTGCTTGAACACTATATCCGATACTCGGCCCGCCCCCGTCCCCTTGAGTCCTCCTGCGGTCGCCATCTGCCCCACGTTGACGCCGCTTTCCGCCATGGCTTGAGCAATCCCAAACTGACGCTCGCTGGTGATGCCAAGGGTGTTGACTCCAAAGGCTGACATGTTCTTCTTAATATTAGCAAAAGCTTGTAGGGGAGATACCCCCTTATTGAGGAAGATTCCGCTCCTGCCGAACTTCTTTTCAATCTCCTGATTCTGTTTGATTACCCCATCGAATACGCCCCGGACCATATCAGCGGCGGCGACAGCGACCCCTATTGGACCTGCAAACGCCTCCATCCCGGTAGCGGCACCCTCTACAGCCGTTGCACCCCCGGCCTCCAAGAGAGAACCACCTCCCTTAGCGAGCATACCTTCTTCACCGAGGTCCAATCCCCCCAGTTTAAGCCCAGTGTTGAGTAAGGCCCGGTCAAGCACCCCGGCATTGGGGCCTGATAGAGCGCTGGCTGCTTGCTTCCGACCGATACGAGACTTACTGAGGGCCTTGACATCCAAGTCTCCCTCGGGGGTAAGAAATTGTGTCTGTCCTGTGGTTTGAAACTGCTTGATGAGGGCGGCTTTCCTCTGCATAAACTCCTCTTTGTTTATGCCCTGCCGCTCCTTAAGAATTTGCTTGGTATCATAGGCGTCTTGAGCCATCCGGGTAAACTGTTCCACTCTACCGGAACGCCCCAGCATCCGGTTGATGTCCATGACGGACTTCAAGACTGGACCCACGGTAAAGCCCTTGACGCTCTTGCCCGCCTTCTCCGCCCAGTTGTATACGCCCTCCATCCCCCTTGCCATTCTCTCTACAAGCTCGGCGTTCTTCTGGAGGTCATCCCTTTGGGACCTCTCCAGTTGATTGAGTTTCTTGAGGGCGTCTGTAGCCTCTTTAACCACTCGGGTGAAATATATCTGCTCGAAAACCGTGGCCTTATTGCTGGCGAGGATATCTTCCGCCATCTTCTTGACCCGGCTCAGATGCTTTTCGGCATCCTCAGCGGTCCTAAAGGTCTTCATGTTTTTGCTGATATCCTTGAAAAGTTCGTTAACCGCCCGGACCCGCTCCTTGATTCCCTCTACCCCATCAGCAAACTTCTTTGCGTCATCCTCCATCGCTTTGACTCGTTCACCGATGGTGTCAAACACCGTTTCCAAATTCTTACCCTTCTCCGCCATCATAGTCATGGTAGCGGACAGGATGGTATCCACTTTGTTGAGGGTATCAACGAGATGGTCTAGGTTGGGCGGTGTAGCCATTCAATTACGCCTTTTTCTCTTCTTGCGGTTCGTTATCCGAAAAGACCTTTTCAATGGTGTCGGCGATTACCACGTTGTTGGATGCCTCGATTTCCCGCATTACCGACTCAGTGAACCGGCGCTCCACATCGGTCATAATCATGGAGTCGGGAAACTCTCCTTGCAGCCGCTTCTCAATCTTGTCAGAATGCACCATCAGAATCTTCCACAGGGTGGAGGTAATCTCCCGTCCCCAACTATCCCGGATGATGTTCCGCAACACCACCTGAATGTCCTTCTGTTTTCCGTCCGTGGGGTCCTTGACGATGCGTTGCTCGGGGGTCAGGGTCAGCAGGTCATGTCCATCAATCCAGCAGATGGAGCGGGACAATATCTCCACTCGAAGGTTCTGCACCCAAGCGTACCCCTTAAGTTCTTCGCAGGCGATGATAGCCTTTACCTCGGCATCAACCGGGAGGTTGACGAGGCGGAGATGCACTTCTTCTCCTTTGGGAGACCGAAACGTGACAATCTCCATATTCTCTTCAATCCCGAATCCCCGGAGGCCCGCTATTACGTCTTCGAGGGTCTTGGGGGTGGGTCCGGCTGACTTCACTGTATCTTCCATAGTTCCTCCCTGATAGTTAGGAGAAAAGTCGAATATGTAAAAATCACCAGTCATTAAAAAATCTCCCCAAACGGCGTGAGTTTGAGGTATACTAGAAGTGGAGGGGTATATGCAAACGGCCATTGAACTTCAACAGGCGGATTCCCGCACTCTACATGCCTTACTGACACCCATCAGGCTTGTAATCAATGCTATAGAAGCAAGCCTCATGTTCATATTCTTCTTCTTGGTCCTCTTGACGGTCCCCGTCTATCTGTTCATCACCGGACAACCAATAAGTCCTGTGCTTGCTGCGGGTTGGCAGATGGCAATCTGCTCCATCCCTCTGATTATGATTTCCCCCCGGACCTCAACCCTGATGTTCTGTACCATCTTCGGAGCCATGGTCGGCCCGGAATGTATGTTGGGCATAGGGGCCTTGATGATGGCAGTGGTTTCCCTCTTGACGGCAATCCGGCACACCTACAAATTCACCCCCTGCCTCCTGTCGGTTCTATGGTGGGCATTGGTTGCAGCCTTCCTATTGACGGGTCACACCTTATTCCCCGGTCATCCCCCGGAGTATACCTATTCATCCTCTGTGGCAGCGATGGTGCTCGGCAATTGCCTCTGTGCAGCCGGTATCAAACACCATGCCAAGACCCTGATGGAAGAGGCGTATGTGACAAAGTTGGAGGTTGACAATATATCCGAAAATATGCGACAGGGGTTGGTCGAAAGGAAGTTTGAGGCGGCGGACGATGCCTATCAATCCCTGAATCAGAAACGGGTGGGACTGCTGGCAAACGCAGTCAAGCGAGCCGAAGCCTCCTACAAATTTGGGAACAACCCCTTCTGGCTGGATGATTTCAGGAGAGCATTGATGGTCGCTCGGGGATTGGCTCAGCTTTCCTGATACTTCCTTATCCGCTCTCGAACATCCATGGGAGAGGGGTCGGACTTCTCCCTGTTGGCGGGGGCCGGGGTCACCCTACCCATCATAAGGTCTCTCTCCCGTTTGATGACCTGTTCCTCTGTCTCAATCCTGATGGTCTCACTGGTTATCCCAATTCCTCCCCGCTTGGAAATCAGGCCCTCTATCTCCCGCTTTCGGCGCTCGGCGGCTTCCATTTGCTGATGTTCAAACCTCGTCATCAACTGCTCGTGCCGGTCGTTGGATAGCATCCCATGGAGTTCCTTAATCATGCCTTCTTTCGTTTCCATGTTTTCAAGGTGTGCCCACCCATCATCAAGAACTTTATCAGCCGGTGTTTCCACAACTACCTCCCATGGCTCCAAAGCATCCACCCGCATTCGCTTTGTGGCCTCCTTAAGCTCTCCTACTAGCCCATCCGCAGACTTTCCCGTCCATGGGCGCATAATCATGACAGCGTTCCAAGACTCATCCAAACGCTTTTTAGCCTGCTCCCTGTAAACGCACAGTGTTGACCAAAGCCGGGTGTGATTGGACGGCGACATAATCCGCATCGTCCTCCCATTCGGCATAAGTATGGAACGATTATCAGAGAATAAGGCATTATCGTGCCCATGCCAAAGCATCTCGGAAGTTCTCGTAGTGGAGAATGCCGACAAATAGGGAAACAGGGAAGCGTCCCGGTCGCTCATCGCTGTAACGAGCTTTACCAGCCGGTGTATCTCTATCGAGGACAGGGAATCTAGCTCCTCCTCGGTGAGAGTGGTGCTGAGAAGGAGGCATTGGGACACGAACTCAAGCTGGTCAGGCACCCATCGCTTGAGGAGGTTCTTCTCCGTATCGTGAAATCCCCGGACCCACCCGCACTGCTTGCCGTCAATCATCAGGGGACGTATCCTTGCTCCCACACTGATAAGCTCCCCGCAGGCTTCCGTGATTTTATCCCGTACCTCTTGCACATATTGAGTGGGTGCCCGGTTGATGATACCCTCACCCAACTTCTTAGCAAGCTCCACCCCCAAGGTAGTCTTACCCCCGCCTGTATCCCTACCACCGCCCAACCACCTACCAGCGGGAGAGGTTCCCAAAACCGCAGCCGATATGTCTTCTTTAGCCATCGGGTGTAGCCTTTTCAAATATCCGTCTTTCTTTACGGGCCTGTTCCAGCAGTCTCCGACTCAACTCCGCTTCATCAGCTACCTCTGCCTTACCAAAGCGGGCCTCCATCTCTCGGACCATCTTATCATGGGTGCTCTCTTCCTTGTTGTCGTCCTCCATCACCTTACCCATAAAAGCGGAGGGTTTGGGGGCCTGATATAAGTCTATGGTGGAAAACTTCTTGGCGGGTGGTAACAACCCTCTGTAGACCTTCCAAACTCGGGTCATGATAGGCTCTGGAATGGCCGCTATCACCTTTTTGGATTCTTCTATGGAAACGGGGAGTAAACCCGACACTTGCACCAAGGCGTAGGACAGTATATCCCGGAGGGGGTCTTTGTCCTTGTCAACATGGATAGCCATTTCTTCCCTCCATGTGAGTTTTTTGAACTGAAACTTGTAGTGCAGTAGTTCCACGTTCACGAGGTCCGGGGTGTCGGTTTGCTTGCCCATATGAACGGCCTATGAAGCCATCTTTCGTAGAATCACTATCGAAATGGTATTTAGAATATACGCAATGAAAATCAGCAGTCACACCACCGAGAAGGGTTTCCATGTATCTTACTGAGCTTGCCCGGCGTCTTTGCACGCAGGATTTGTACCCATTTGTCCTACAAAACAAGAAGAAATTGATGTGGACCATCAAGTACTCCTTCACCATCGACTACATGCCAGATAGCGATGAAGTGGTTACCAGCAGAACCATGAAGGCTATATGGAAATACATCACCCGCTTCAAACGCCTGCCCGTGGGTCCGCAGGACGTTAAGGGGTACATCGTCACCAACCCCGACCACATCAAGGAGTTCTCTCGTGGGGGTGAGGATGGTGAAAAAGATGAAACCACGGAAACCCTGCAACAGCTTGATACCTTGACCACATGGAATCCCCCCACGGAATCTGTCCGGGGGCTGGAATCCCTCATGGTTCTGGAGAATGCCTTCTCCAAGGTCCGAGGAGCTTGGCACTCTGTCGCTGCTAACCAATACTCCAAAATTGCCAACGGTATGGACTCCTTCAAGTGGTTTGAGAAGGGGGAAAAGAAAGAAGAGCGGGGTCCCGCTCCTGCCATGCGTTGGCTGCGCATGAAGTGGTTGGAAGACTACACCGACGATACACCGCCTGTAGATGGATTCCTGCACCAGAACATGCAGGTAGTCCGGGAGGGTTTTGCCAACCTGATGAACGAGCAGAATGAAAACGGTCGGATGCTGCTTGGTCTGGACAACGTTGACAAGTGCGTGGTCATTGGCAAGCAGACAGACAACCGCTTCATCGGCATCGTCGGGCAGGCAAATGATGGCAAAACCACACTTGCCAACTACATAGTCTACAACTGGTTACGCCAAGGATTCAACGGTCTATATGTTTCCACTGAGCACACGTCCAAGCGAATTTGGGACGTGATGACTTACTTGCATTCCTCTCACCCGGACTATGGTGAGCTTGTCCTCCCTCCCACCAAAGAGTGGGAAAACCGGAACGTCACTTCGGAACACATCCGGCACATGCAGGACATCTGCTTCGACATCGAAAATGGAAGGAACCTGCCGGGCAAGCTCGAAGTCAAAGAGTTCCCCAATCGTGACTGGGATTCCATTGAAGACTGGCTCAAGCTCTATCACAGTAAGAACCACTATGACTTCCTGCTTTTGGACTACATCACCCGGCTGGAGATTCCCGGTGACCCCCGGTGGAAAGACCAAGGGATGAAGGAACTCATTCACCGCATCCAGAAGTTCACCCGCCAGTTTGACGAGAGCCGGGGCATCATCGTCATGAGTCCCGTGCAAATTACCAAGGAGTCCTACAAGGAAGCTATGAAGGGGGACTTCAAAGAGGGAATCGGGCACTACACACTGGATGCTATCCGCACTTTTTCCGAACTGAAAGATGACATGGATGTCATCCTCACGGTATGGTCGGACATCGAAATGAAGGCACCGGAACGCAACGAAATTGAAATTGGATGCGTAAAAAAGCGTGTCGGAGCACAACCTTTGGCGCAAATTGCGGTAATATCTCCTTGGACAGGTGCATTCGTCCGTAAGGGTGCTGCCGCCTCAGAACAACGCCCCCTGACCACGGAGTTGAAGCAGGTGATTCAGGAGGTAAGAAACATTGATTCCGAGATGGCTGATACACTTTAGATATATCAAGGTAACATATACTCAAGTTATTGATAGGAGGTTGTTTGGCTAAGTACTCCATCGAAGACTCAGTGCCCCCCATTATGCCCATCAATTGGGCGGATTGGGAGGGGGATTTACACGTTCAAAAGATGCGGAAAGACCGTCAGAAAGAGGCGGAGCTTATCTACTTTCGCCTGCTCCTCAAACAGTGGTATTTGGGCACCTTCCCAACTGATGCTTGGGAGCTAGCGCAACTCATCGGGGTTAGGTACCGGACGCTCACCCAGTGGTTGTACAAGTATGCCCACCTTTTCAGGTGCAACGACTGCAACGGAATCTTGTGGAACCCCAAATGGGGTCATAAGGTTAAGGACCATGTGGCAGTGAAAGGGCAGCGAACTGGCAGTAAGCTGGCACTGGTCCGGCAGTGTCCGGGCAGTTGTCTGGCAGCGAACTGGTACTGTACCTGCACTAAACTGGCAGTGAGCGGGTACAACTTGAAACTCCGAAACTATAGAAAAGACGTGACTTACTCACTTCCGCTCGGGACAACCGAATCTAATATAACCGAACCGAACCGAACCGAAGGGAAGTCGGCTCGGCGGGTAGAACCAGAACCAAAGCAAGAACCGGAAACATCTGCTGTTCCGGCTTCCCCCGTGGAAGAAGAAAACTGGAAATAGGAGATACATGGCGCAGCAACCGTTTGACCTTAGCAACACGTTCAAAGTTTTGGGGGAAGAGAAACCTGCTCCTCCTGTCTCCTCTCCGGTGAATTCCCCTGTTTCCTCTCCGACGCAGAAATTCTCTCCCTCCGCTAAATGGAAAATTTGGGTTGGGGATTGGAATGAGGATGATGATGAACCCATTCCGCAGAGAGAGATTCGGCGGGCTATCCACTGCTTGTTTAACCCCAACTTCAAGGGGTGTGACCAGTGGTACAAAGAGCAAGTTCTTACAGTTAGGTTTGTACGCCGGAACGGGCGGCGGATGGTGGAAGATACACCACCCGACTACAACCCCAAAGACCATCCGTGGGATACCCCGCATGTTCCTCAGCCGGATAAGCACTGCAAAAAGTGCTTGGGTATAGGCTGGAAAGATAGGCGAGACCCCAACAGTCTTGCTACCGATAGAGAGTTTTGTGATTGCTGGAAATAGCAGTATTATTCTATTCCGGGGCTTGTGACCGGAACCCAAAAAATATTTTTCATGACTACTTCAAACCCACTATTGACTTCAATTTTCCCCACTCCTCGAAATCCCCATTGGTGTTGTGATTTTTTTGTGCCCGGAGAAGTTTGCAAGTAATTTTGCAATTTCACTACCGGACCCATAAACAGCCGCAAGTATGACCGCAGACGTTCCAAATCCCGACAGAAGGACCGCAGGCTAAACTACAGGAGAGTCCTATGACTTTGAAGAGTGGTGCCGTTACGCCGTTTCAGAATTACATTTTCAAATCCCGCTACGCCCGTTGGATTCCCGAAAAGGGTCGCCGGGAAGACTGGTCAGAAACCGTCCACAGATACATCGAATTTATATCCAAAAGAATCCCCACTGATATTCGAGAAGAGACTTCAAAAGAGTTGGAAAACGCTATTCTTAATCTGGAAGTAATGCCCTCTATGCGAGCCATGGTGACCGCTGGGAAGGCACTTGAAAAAGACGAAGTCGCCGCCTATAACTGCTCTTATCTTGCCATTGATGACCCCCGTGCATTTGACGAAGCCATGTATATCAGTATGTGCGGTGCAGGCTTAGGTTTCTCCGTAGAGCGCCAATATGTAAACCAACTTCCTACCGTTGCCGAGAACTTCTACCCCGTTGATACCATCATCAAGATTCGTGATTCAAAAATTGGCTGGGCTTCTGGTTTCCGCCAACTCATCGCCTTGCTCTACGGTGGTTCAATTCCACAATGGGACCTCTCCTCTGTCCGCCCGGCTGGTATGCCGCTTAAGACTTTCGGCGGCAGAGCATCCGGGCCGGGGCCGCTAGACCGTCTCTTCAAATTCACTGTCCAACTTTTCAAGAATGCAGCCGGACGCAAGCTCACGTCCCTCGAATGTCATGACCTCATGTGTATGGTAGCCGACATCGTGGTTTCAGGTGGTGTGCGCCGGTCGGCAATGATATCCCTCTCCAACCTATCCGATGACCGGATGCGCAACGCTAAGAACGGTCAGTGGTGGATTGAAAATCCTCAACGGGCCTTAGCCAACAACTCCGCCGTTTACACCGAAAAACCAGAGATGGTCACCTTCATCCGGGAGTGGTTGTCACTCTGTGAGAGCCGGTCCGGGGAACGGGGCATCTACAACCGGGATGCTGCCGTCAAGAAAGCCAAGTCCGTAGGTCGCCGTAAGTGGGAGGGTATTGAGTTTGGAATCAACCCTTGCGGCGAAATCATCCTCCGGTCGAAGGGGTTGTGCAACCTCACCGAAGTTGTCTGCCGTCCATCCGACGACGCCGCCAGCCTTGAACGTAAAATACGCCTTGCGGCGATTCTAGGCACCCTACAATCGACGCTAACGGAATTTAGGTACCTGCGTAAGGACTGGCAGAAAAACGCCGAGGAGGAGCGCCTATTGGGCGTTTCACTCTCGGGTATTATGGACAATCCACTGCTTTCCACCAACGGCAAGGAGCTTACCGTTCTTCTTGACCACCTTCGTCTACATGCCGTTGCTACCAACGTGGAATGGGCGGAAAGGTTGGGCATCACCCCCAGTGTCGCCGTCACCTGCGTCAAGCCGTCCGGCACTGTGAGCCAGCTTGTCAACTGCTCGCCGGGCATTCACACGAGGTTTAGCGAATACCTCATGCGGGCTATCCGGGAAGACCGTAAGAATCCCATCGGAGCATTCCTCAAGGCTTGTGGAGTTCCCAATGAGCCGGATGTCACGAAGCCCAACGATGTGGATGTATTCTTCTTCCCCTTGGCCTCCCCCGAGGGGTCCATCACTCGGAACAAGCTGACCGCTATCGAACAGCTTGAACTCTACCTCACTTACCGTCAGCACTGGACCGAACATAACCCCAGTACGACCATCTATGTCCGGGACCATGAATGGCTGGAAGTGGCTACATGGGTCTACAAGCACTTTGACCAAATCGGCGGGATAGCCTTCCTGCCGTTCACTAATCACATCTACAAGCAGGCTCCCTACACGGAGATATCCGAAGTGGAGTACCGGGCGGCAAATCTCAAGATGCCGGAAATTGACTGGTCGAAGCTTCCTGAGTTTGAGAAAGACGACCACACCACGGCGATGAAGGAAGTCGCCTGTTCCAACGGCTCGTGTGACTTGTAGTATTAGTTATTGAAAGGATACACATGGAAACAATTCTTAAGTTCGTTCTGACTTTCGTGGATGGTACTACGGAGGTGCAGGAGTTACCCGTCCCATCTGAACATGCTGAGGCTCTCGCCATGCAGGCGATTGTGCAGTATGCCAGTGTGGGTCTCCTCAAGAAGTTGGAAAAGGAGAACAAGTTTGTGCTCATTGCGGCGAGTCAAATCGCCATGGTAGAGGTGGAGCTTCCTAAAGTCACCCTTGCCACAAGTCTTGATGCCAAAATAGCGGGGAACGCTGCCGATAATATCCGTAAAATCACCCTCGGCTAAGCCCCGTAGTAGAGTCCCCTATCGTACCCCGCCCCCCGATGGACGCTGCCGGAAGCTAAAAATTCCTTCGGCGTCCATCCCGCACGTGGTATACTGAGAGTGGAGGATTTTATGCGACAGGCGGAGTGTAACTGCCGGTATCCGGGGCCATGCTGCCCCCGCTCTAAGGATGAAGCTGTGGCGGACATTCAAAAAGTTGGACAGGATGGCACTGCCATACTTCTTCTGCATCACATCAAAGCAGGACCTTTCCCCATTCACAACATCCGCAGTGTTAAGACCAACTTGATTTCTTTTCTCAAAAGCAATCAGCAGAGGCACCGCAATTTGCGGGTTCTGAATCGGGGTTATGCGAAGTATTACTCTTAGGTGAGCTTATGGTCGTGGAATTGCGTCAAATCGCACTATATCCTGACTCAGGGAAGCTTTGTCTGCTCCCGTACCCCGGTCATCCAAAGGGCTGTCCATGTTACGGACATAAAGTAGGGTGCCCCCCGGAGTGCATTCGGTTTGTTGATAAGATAGATACCTCCCAACCCGTTTACGCTATAATCAATGAATTCGACTTAGCAAACCATATGCGAAGGATGAAGTTGCGTCATCCGCAGTGGTCGGAACGGCAACTTCGGTGTTGCCTGTACTGGCAGACCGGGGCACGCAAGAAACTCGCTGCCAAGGTTACGGCGTTTCTCGTGGAGCATGAGGATTATGTCGCTGATTTCTGTCCCGAGGCGGAGGGGGTGAATGTCACTCAGACTCTCCGATTATCTGGTATTAACCTAGAGTGGCCTCCGAGTAAAATAGCTCGGCAAGTCGCCTTCGTCGGCGTCCCAAAGGAGAAGCAATGTCTTGTGTAGCAGCCGTGGTTGAGAACGGAAAGGTTTGGATGGGCGCTGATTCTGCGGCCTCTGATGGTGAGGATATGGTGACTCTCACCAACAGGAAGGCATTCTTTAATGGACCCTACTTGATTGGAGCAGTGGGGTCGATGCGTATGACACAGCTTCTTCAATACAAGCTGGAACCCCCTGTCTATAAGGACCCCAAGGTCCCACTGATAAAGTTCATGGCAACCGAGTTTATTGAGGCGGTGCGCCGGACGTTCAATGTGGGCGGCTTCATGGCACAACAGGATGAGCATAGCAGCACCGGGATATTCCTCGTGGCCTTCAAGGGGCATATCTTCCGCTTTGAGGGAGACTTTCAAGTATTCGAGCGGGTAGATGGCTTTGAGGCAATCGGCTGCGGAAGCCCTTATGCTCTCGGGGCGCTCAGTGTCACCCCTGATGATTCCGCCAAGCCCCGGCTGGAAAAAGCGCTCATGGCGGCGACGTATTTCAGCGCCCATGTGCGCAAGCCTTATCTGATACTGAACGAGGAGGGCAAGGATGTGGCGTGATATAGCGTTCTCCGGGGTTCTCGATTTCTGTTCCAATTTCTACTACCCCTGCCCGGTGTATCTGTACGGGCTGGAGTACGCCTCGGTAGAGCACGCCTATCAAGCCGCCAAGTTCCTTGACCCCACTATCCGGGAGCAGTTCCGGGCTGTCGGGATGACCCCCGGCGAAGCAAAGAAGCTCGCCAAAAAACTGACCAAAGCTGGGCATCTGTGGCCGCTTTGGTACAGTGTAAACATTAACATCATGGAGGAACTCGTCCGGCAGAAGTTTAGGAACACTTTCCTCCTTCTCAAGCTGGTGGGAACCGGCTATATGGTGTTGGAGGAAACCAATTATTGGCACGATAATTTTTGGGGCATTTGCCTTTGTGCCAAGTGTGCTAAGAAACAGAAATACAACTACTTAGGTAAGATTTTGATGCTCATACGAGCGGAGGCACAGGGTGGAATACCAATTGTTAGAGTTCTACCGGAGCGAGTTCCAACGATTGTGGATATTGCCCCAACGGCTTGAGGGTGAGCCGAAAAGCCCTCACCCCGGTATCGAGCAGGCCCGTCACGCTGCGTGGATGGTGGAGGAGATGTTCAACTACGCCAACGGCACTAAAGCCGAGCATTATGATGAGGCTAAGGTCAATCGGTGGATAGGGTTTATTCAAGGTGTTTTGTGGATGTATGGGGTCTACAGGGTGAATGACCTCCGAGAGCATGTCATCCGGGCGAAGGAAGGAAAACTTTTTTCCTCAAAATCCTGAATTTCGTGGTATAATGTAAGTGAGAGACTTGACGGAGGCTCCGTAGTCGGGGCCGAAGATACCCCGGATGAAGCCAAGGGAACTTGGTAGGGGAGACTCGCAGATAAGAATGTGAGACCGGAGCCAACCGGGAGACCAAGGCAGCTTTGGTTGCACGCCCGCAAGTGAGCCGCCGTCAAGTCTATCGCAAATTTTTGAAGTTTTTGAACTACCGACAGTATTATATAGAAGCGAGATGAACATGAAAACGGCCATCACAAACCCGGTTGACTTGATAGAAGCGGTCGCCGCAGTGTGTGAGGGAGGCGATACCTCGCCTTCGGGAGGGCTTGGATAGAAAATCCAAGCAAGGACCCCCGAAGGCGGCTGAAAAGCCGCCTTTTTTGTTTTTAGTACAAGATTTGCCCGCTTAGGCCAGTGGAAGACCGCCTCTCTTACAAGGAGGATGTCGGGAGTTCGATTCTCTCAGTGGGTACCAAGTTCGATGCGCTGTTAGCTCAGCCCGGTTTAGAGCGCTCGCTCCACAAGCGAGAGGTCGAAGGTCCAATTCCTTCACGGCGCACCATATTTCGCCAAGGGTAATGCAGGAACGGTCCAAGACCCGATGCATATTGGTTAAGAACCTACTTGGCGGTTTGCGGGCGTAGTTCAGTGGTAGAATGCTTCCTTGCCAAGGAAGAGGTCGTGGGTCCGAACCCCACCGCCCGCTCCAAGTTTGGGACTATCGTCTAACGGCAGGACACTTGCCTTGCACGCAAGGAATCGGGGTTCAAATCCCCGTAGCTCCACCAAGTAAGTCCGCTGAGGTCCAGCGGCAGGACACCGGCTCTGACACGCCGGTCAACGTAAACAGGGGGCTGCGTCAATGTCCTCACAAGATTTGCGGGTGTGGTATAGAGGTTGTGCCGCAGCCTTCCAAGCTGTAGAGACGGGTTCGAGTCCCGTCACCCGCTCCAAGATTGTAGTCACTCTAAGGGCTGTCGAAGCTGACGAGTGGCGAGGTTCTACCAGCAGGGTCCCTCAGTAAGGGGGACTGTGGTGGTTCCCCTGAAAAGGGACCCCGAGCAGTAGAACCTGCGGATGACTAGCCTAACCAGCCGGTTGTCCCGAATTTTTGTGGGCCTGTAGCTCAGCGGGAGAGCGCTCGGTCGGCAGCCGAGAGGTCAAGGGTCCGATTCCCTTTAGGTCCACCAAGTTTAGCGGCATACGAACGGGATAGTATTTGTGCTATGTGCCGCCCCGGCGAAAGCCTCCGCCCATGAGCGGGTTAATAGGGTCCGATTACGGTGGGTTGGTCTAGCCCGGCCTAAGACACTACCCTGTCACGGTAGAAACACGGGTTCAAATCCCGTACTCACCGCCAAGTTTCGGTCTATTGGAGGAGTCTGGAGTCCTCGTCTCCCTGTCACGGAGAAGACCACGGGTTCAAATCCCGTATGGACCGCCATTTTACGCATGGCCCTAGTAGCGAGCTAACCAGTAGCAGTGCCCCGCAAAGCAGTACATAAACAGACGGGGTCTAGGCGACCGTAGGGAAATCCATGCGTTTGCGCTGGTAGCTCAGTGGTTAGAGCGCTTCCCTGACACGGAAGAGGTCGCAGGTTCGAGTCCTGCTCGGCGCACCAAGTTTCAGCCCCCGAGATGGCAATAGGTCCTGCAAGACCGAAGGCTGTCTGGCTTTGGAAGTAACGGGGGGAAGAACTGTAGCGGCTTGCAGGCTGCAACAGGAGAGAGGGTTCGATTCCCTCCACGATTGCATTTGGGCAGGTAGCTTAACTGGGAAAGCGCTCGGCTCGCACCCGAGAGACTGAGGGTTCAACTCCCTTCCCGTCCACCAAACTTAGGGCACAGAATCAGGCTTCCCGCTGACATAAACTCATCGTAGCCAGTCGTGCCCTGCTAAGACATGGCCTCGTCGTCTAGCGACCAAGGACGCCGCCCTCTCAAGGCGGAGACCGTGGGTTTGAATCCCACCGGGGCTACCAGTTTCACCCCCGCCATGCTTTGGGGGAACACACTGCATGACGGGAGGCTAGATGATTTCTTTGTGGCATTGGTTTATGTGCGTGGTGCTTTGGTTTATAAGCATCAACCCCGACAGGATTTTCACCATCTTTTCTAAATGGGTGGTGGTCGGGTGGATGGCGGTTCACACCGTCCATTGGGCACGAGTGGAGTACGTGAGACTCTCCGTATCCACCGAAAGAAAGATTGCCAAGATTCGCCAGCCGGTGGACCTAAGTAAGGAGTCGGCTGAGGAAGAAGAATAACGCACCTGTCGCCAAGTGGAAAGGCGGCTGTCTGCAAAACAGCTATGCAACGGTTCGATTCCGTTCAGGTGCTCCACATTGCGAGCCAGATAGCCTGCGGCGGTGAAAGCTGCCCGCACGGTTCAAAGCCACTGAGAGAGTGGTAGGCGAGCCAAATTTGCACTCGTACCCAAGTGGGAAGGGAGAGGGCTGCAAACCCTTTATGCGGGAGTTCGATTCTCTCCGGGTGCTCCAAGCGAGGCCACGATACACCTTGACCGCAGGTTTCAATCGTGGTCGTATCAGGACGGCGGTCTAAACTGAGCCACGTAGTGGGTACCGATAAACCGAGGCTGCTACCGGTCCTTGTACTCCCAAACGTGGATATTTCGCAGCCTCAAATTTCTGGCCTTGTCGTCTATGGTTTAGGATGGCTGGCTTTCAACCAGCGGAACCGGGTTAGAGTCCCGGCAGGGCTACCAAGATACCGTGGAAGACAAAGCGCCGAGTCACCGGCCCTTCAAGCCGGTCATTAGCGGGTTCAAGTCCCGTCCACGGTGCCAATTCCCCGGTGAAGTTTGCGACCGAACGAGCAGTCTTATAAACTGCATAAGCCCCAGATTAGGGCATGGATTGGGTTTGACTCCCAACACCGGGACCAAGTAAAAACCAACGAAAGCTCGTAGTTGGTGGTATTATGTAAGTGTGGGGGCGTTCTGGTTTCGACGGGAGCGCTCATTACAGGAAGGCACGCCGGGAGGTTACCCTGCCCGTAACAAGGGTTAACAACGCAATTGCCACAGCGCAATATGCATTTGCTTAATCGCTAGATTAGGCACGCTTGCTCTGCTTTAGCCTGTCGGGTAGAGGCCAAGCGCCGATAGAGAGGCTGCGACCGGGGATGTAGCCGATATCCGGCGAGATGAAGGCTTGCACCGTGGTTCTGATATGCCTGTTTCAGCAGAGTCATGGCAAAGAGCAGTACGAAGCAGGATAAGCGTGTAGTCTTCTTGTTGTGACACTTTTCGGACACGGGGTTCAACTCCCCGTCGCCTCCACCAACTAACTTGCCCAGCGTATACGGGTGGTCTGTCGGCTCGTCTTTCCTCCCTCCAAGAACTGATGCTCGAATTCCAACTTTTTGATACGTTGTTCCGTAGTGTACCTTCCATTCCTTGGCGTCAACCTCTTGTATTTATCAATCAGCAACTTTGCCCGCCTTATCTTATCGGGTTCCTTAAGGTAAGGAAGGAGTAGATTAAGAAGTGCTAAGGATTTGTCCCCGGCGAGTCGCCATGTCTTTGAGGGTGTATGTCCCACCTTGTCCGGCCTCTTGTTGGAGATACACCCGCCAAATTGATTTTTCAGGAAGTCGGTGAGTTCCTTTGTGCAGCTTGGCACGGTTATGGTCGGCCAGCGGTAGGGATTGCTTTTGTACTTGTAAACGAGAGATATGGTCCCCTCGCCGTCAATGAGTCCTGCCGTATAAGCGTAGGTTAATCTTTTGGACATAGGTCTGATATGCCTCCTGTCCAAAGAGATTGAAAGTTTAGACTTTCAAAGTGGTTATAGGAAGAAGAATTTATTTTAAGGGGGAATTTTATGACATACGGTGAGACAGCTACAGGGTATCAGACTCTTTCCTTGGACACGGAAGATACGTGGTATCAGTTTGAGCAGGCTTCGTGGACCGTCGTTCAAAACTCAGGAATGACTGGGAACACCACGACGGGTTCCCTTACTTCAACCGTGTCTTTTGCGGTTCCCGTAATGATTGCTGTTTTTGTAACGGCGGTTACTGGAAGTGGGGATTTTCAATTGGCCGTATTCAAAAATGGCAGTTTGATGAATTATCTGATTGCTGAGAACTCTGACCCCACAGGGTTCCCCATTTCCGTAGGGGGTCTTGACATCATGAACGAAGGAGACGTTTATGACCTTCGTGTAAGATGTACGAGTGGTAACAGTGCCGCTTACGAGATTTATCGTGCCTACTTGAATGTGTTTGCCGTAGGAAGCGCATAGGGTTTGGTATGGAAACCACTTAAGGGTGGGGGTGAGCAGTTGCAACCGCTGATATCCATCATGAGTTGCCATGCCCATCGTCATTGGCAGCAGCAACTCAGGGAAACATGGTTGATGGGGTGCCCAGTTGATTATCGCTTTTTTCTAGGTAATCCTAGACTAGAGAATGCAGATGACGATGAGGTCTCATTAGATGTTTCCGACACGTATGCGGACCTCTCGTCCAAGGTCCAAGCTGCATACCAGTGGGTGGTAGCCCACGGCTATGACCACGCTTTCAAATGTGATGTTGACACCTATGCCTGCGTTCCCCGTCTGCTCCGCTCGGGATTCGAGGGGCATGACCATATAGGACAACGGGGAGTGGGGGGAAACAACCAGCCCTATGGAGGCTCCGGGTACTGGCTTAGCAGGAGGGCGTTGGAGTTCCTCGCCTCAGCGCCTTGTTCAAGGGACACCCGTTGTTACAATGTCGAGGACTGGTGGGTATGGGCAACATTATCGTTCAATAGCGTCTGCCCCACGGAGCATGACGACCGTTATAGTATGACGGAGGGGAGGATGCCCCTCCCGGAAAACGATATCATCACCTACCACCCGCATACCCTGTCTACCAGAGAACGCTTTGCGAGCATTCGAGCGGTCTATGAAAAAGCAAGAGAAATTAAATAACCATCATTTTTGACTCTCGGTGGTATTATATAGTGTGGGTACTTTTGTCTTGGGGGTTTCAAATGACGTTAGAAGGAATCTTAGAGGTTCGTAAGCAATTAGTTTCAGCAAGGGGTAAACTCCAAATCTCTTGGAATAACGACGCCGTTGATGCATCCACGTGGACTCAAGCCCAAATTGAGATGATGGGTAAAACTTTGGACTTGGCGACGTTGACGGTTAATAAAATTACAGCCCTTGCAATGTCTTTAGGGGCTGAACCGTTGGGTGGGTAAGTATGGCCTCCGCCAAATGTTCTAAATGCAAACACCGTAAGCACAAAAAGCCATGTACCGTAAGGGTCAAGGTCAAGGGGTGGATGAAGAGTATACCGCCCGGCTGGCAACAGGATTATGAACCTTGTGGGTGTAAGGTGACGGCGTGAGCATTGGGAGCATGAGTTATTATCTGACCTTGAAGGCCCTTGACCCGGATGGCTCCAAGGGAATCTTCGCTCCCAATAACCCTAAGTTTGGAAAAAGTTTGTGGACTGGACAACTACTGCCCCGCAAGGGGGAGAGGAAAGTCGGAGCTACACAGAGCACCGTGCGGGGTAACGCCCCGGCGCAGTAGCAATACTGCGACAATTAGAGCAACAGAGACGAGCCGGTTAAGTCCGGGTGAAACGGGCAATCTTCACGGGGAGCAATCTCGAATAGGAGGGGATGAACCTGCTCGGTTCGCTATAACCCTCGGGTTGAGAGCTTGAGGCGTCCAGTAATGGCCGCCCTAGACGAATGGTTGTCACCTCGCAAGAGGCACAGAACTCCGCTTATAGGTCCACAAAATTTTCAGTATTATAGCTTGGTGCGTGATGCGAATCAGCGCTGCTTGACCACGGATTTACTCAGCAATGGGAGCCGAGCTAGTAACTCTTTTACCGAGCCACTGGAGCGGGCGGCAACTCCCTCTGTTTGCGCTCACTACGCCGTGGCGTTAGAACGTGAGTCACGCACCAACTCAAAAGGAGAACCAATGGCAACAAAGCAAATCACCATCAATGAGGCATTGACTTGGAAGAAGACCCTGCAAGAGCGGCATCAGGAACTCATCAGTCTGCGCAACGAGAATTCTGCCAGCCGGACCAGTTATCGTGGCCTCAAGGGTGACACCCCAGAGACAGTCAATCCGCTTTACGATGTCGTGGCTCTGGACAGCCTGATTTCCCACCTGTCCCGTGAACTGCGCAAGCTGGACGCCGCCATCAAGGCGACCAACGCAGAGACTCCGGTCATTGGTTACGAGATGGATGAGGATGTCCTCGGCGAGCTTACCCCCGCCGTGGGCGTCAGCAGTGTTCCGAAAAAGCGACGTTAACGGAGGCTACGTTGACCGTCAAACTCAGGAAGTCGGTTACCATCACTCTCGATAGGGAAGAGGCAGCGGGTTGCCATTCGTGCTTGCAGTTTATCTTGGACGCAACCCGACCACAGGTTCCCGCCCCTTCTCATTCCAATCGAGGCAAGCTGGAGAACCTCTGCAACAAGCTCTATGAGGTTCTCCAGCAGTATTAGTTACCGGGGGCCGCAAGAAGAGTGCGGATAGTCGGCTCACTTCCAATTCCGCCGACGATAAAGATTGTAGGATGGTGAACAAGGCTACCCTATCGGGTCGAACCTTACTTTAGTTGGTAGTTGTGATTGGTCGTTTGTGGTCGCTGTTGTTGCGATTATTGATTAGGACCCACGACGCTGACTTGTTGGTCCCCGTCCAAATTCAAGGAGGCATATGAAATCCGATTCCGCATTTATCGCCGTAGTTTTAGACCGTTCCGGTTCCATGAGCATCGTCAAGGATGCGACCATCGACGGCTTCAACGAGTTCATCAATGGGCAGAAGCAGCAGCCCGGCGAAGCCCATCTCCTGTTGGTCCAGTTTGACTCCATTGACCCCCACGAAATCGTCATCGACGCACCTTTGGCGGACGTTCCAAATCTGACCAAGGACACCTTCTCCCCACGGGAGAACACCCCCCTGCATGACGCCATGGGGTGGACGATTATCGAGGTTGGTGAGCGGCTGGAAAAGATGCCGGAAGAGGAGCGCCCGGAGAAAGTCATCATCGTCATCCTCACGGATGGTCATGAGAACGCCAGCAAGGAATTCACGAAGGAAAATGTGGCGAACATGGTGAAGCACCAGACAGAGAAGTACAACTGGACCTTCATCTTCTTGGGAGCCAATCAGGACGCCGTTCTGACCGCCAAGGGGTTCAACATCTCCGCCGATACCTCCATGACCTACAACAACAACTCCGCTTCCACTCAGGAAGTGTACCTCGCCGTAAGCGCCAACACCAGCGCCGTCCGGCGTGGTCTCAAGGCGTCGTTCACTTCCGCCCAACGGAAGGCGGCAAAACAGTAGCCTGTTTGTATAGACAGGCTACCGAACCCTTATATATGCGGGTGTAGTTCAGTCCGGTAGAACGCCAGCTTCCCAAGCTGGATGTCGTGGGTTCAAATCCCATCGCCCGCTCCAACTATCCAATGCAATATGTGGATACAATCCCCGACTGTCTCCTGCCTTTCATGACGCAAGAAAACTTTAATCTCCTTGAAGATACCCCGTGGTCCACCATTTTGGAGGAACGTAAAATAGCCGCCCACACGGGAGACTGGTATAGGTTGCAAGCAATAAACACCTACGTTTTTCAGTATTATAAGGCAGACGATGAAATTTCAATTGATGTCCGACCTGCACACCGAGTTCCACGCCTTCCCTCTCAAAATGCTTGAGAAGCTGACGTTCGAGCCGGACCTTGATTTCCTACTCCTCCCCGGCGACATCGTAGTCCCCTGCTCCAAGCCCTTTCCTAAAAGCAAGACCACCATCCGGGACATCTTTGAATTCCTCGGCAGCAAGGCCCGGCATGTGCTTTATGTGACCGGTAACCACGAGTACTACCATGGAGACAAGGAGACGGTGGAGGCACTCATTGAAGCCGCTCTGCCTTCCAACTTCCACTGGCTCCGGGACACCTCTGTGACCATCGACGGTCAGCACTTCTTTGGCGGTACGATGTGGTTTCCCTACAGTTCCCGCAACCTCATGTACGAAGACGGTCTGTCTGATTTTCTCGTCATCAAGGGGTTCAAAAAATGGGTATACGCCAGCAACTCCTATTTTGTGGAAGCCGCAAAAAATCATATCAAGAGAGACACCGTCGTCCTCACGCACCATGTCCCCTCCTACACCGCCGTCGCTCCTGTATTCCAAGGAGACGCCCTCAACCGGTTTTTCGTCTGTAACATGGACCCCGTCATTGGCATCGCCCAGCCCGCCCTGTGGGTCTACGGACATACCCACCTTCCCAATCGAACCATGTTCGTAGAAACGCCCGTGGTTTGTAACCCTTATGGCTACCCCCACGAGCGCAAGCAGATGGGTCCCTACCCTCCAGTGGTGTTCGAGAGATGAACCCCGCCACGGTCGCTGCTATCATCAAGAAATATGGAACCCACCTCGCCGGGGGAGAGTATGAAATTTTCGTTTCTCTCGCCGAGGTGCAGACCATTCCGCCCGGCTCCGGGATACGTGAGTATCAAGACCTGCAACGTAATGGGGTCGTCCTCCGCTTGCTTCAACGCCCACAGGTCATTGACATCACCGCCACGGTGACCGACCTTGAGGGTAACCCCATCGTGAAAGCTCCCCCCGCTCCCCCTCCTGAACCGCCCTCCACCCCGGCTCCCGAGCCACTGTCGAAAGACCCAATCTTTCAGACACTTGTAGATGTTGCCTCCTCCGCTACTCCCCCACCCCAAGCCTAACCAGTAAGTTCCGTCTTTTCAGATTCTATTTAGAGGGAAAACTATGCGCAACCCGCTGTTGTGTCCGAAGACGGCTGTCCTGACTGAACCCGGTTATCTGGAATCCCTCTACTCCCTTCTCTCGGGTGACACAAGAAACGACCGTGCCGCTTATCTCGAAGCCCGTCAGCATCTTGGCTCCGCCATCAATACCGTATCGGCAAAGATTCCCCCCAAGAGTCGGCTGACCAGAGATATCCGCTTTGCTCGCTGGGATATGGAGACCGCTAATGCCTTCGCCAAGTCGGGAGATTGGGGCGCAGCGGCGGATAGCCAGCTACACGCCGTCTGGAAGCTCCAGAACGTCGTAGCGGCCCTCCAGCGCAGCAAGAAGGCATACGGGTACGATGTCTCGGGGCAGACGCAGGGAGAGATTTTCAACGGTTCAGAGGCGATTGCCAATCGGGAGAACCAGAAGAACATTGACGACACGGCAGAGCCGTTCGAGCAGCACCAGAATGTGAAAAACCCGACAAATCTTACAAGGGACTGGGAGGCGGAGAACGACTACCCCTCGCTTGCTGAAAAGAAGAGCAAGCGGATTCACTGGCCTCCCCGACTGAGATAATGCCAGCTATCAGAGTCATAGACCCGGTCAGCCCCAACTCCGTTTTCACTATCGACGGCATCCTCGTCACGTATGTGAAGCCGTGGAATAATACCATCACCTATCAGTTTGGCAACGCCCTCACTTACAACGGTTCCTCGTGGATTTCTCTCCAGAACAACAACCGGGGTAACACCCCCTTCGTCGGCTCCACGTGGTGGGGTCTTATTGCCCAAAGTGTGACCGGCACGACCGGACCCACCGGCCCGCTCGGTGCCACAGGACCGGGAAACTTTACAGGGTATACCGGCTACAGCGGCCCCAGCGGTTTCACGGGTTACACCGGTCCGGGCAATTTTACCGGATATTCGGGTCCGACCGGCTACACGGGTGATTCTGGGCCGACCGGACCTACTGGACCCGGCATAACAGGATATACAGGAACGACCGGACCTACTGGACCGGGCAATTTTACCGGTTTCACGGGCTATACGGGGGACAGCGGCCCCACTGGCCCCGGAAACTTCACGGGTTTTACTGGGTACACCGGGCCTGTTGGTTCAATTGGACCCACGGGACCGGGGAACTTCACTGGATACACAGGGTTTACAGGTTATAGCGGGGACACGGGTTACACCGGAATGACCGGGTACACCGGTCAGCAGGGACCCACCGGTCCGGGCAATTTTACCGGATATTCAGGGTATACAGGACCGATTGGGCCAACTGGGTATACCGGCTATACTGGACCTGAGAGCACGGGGTACACAGGCTTCACGGGCTATACGGGACCACAAGCAACCGGGT